ATGGTAGGAATCAACTTGTATTTTTAAAAACTAAAGACAAAAAATTACCAGGAGTAGAGAGGTTAGTCTTAAACGGACCTACCGATGACTATCCTACGATTAGCATTGATTCTTACGAAGTTAAAGATGGTAAATATGGTGGTCTACAAGTTAACTATAATAATAATACAAGAGGAGACCTAGACCTGGTGTTTAATAGACGAGAAAGAAACCAACCAGAACCACAACCTGGAGGGGGCAACTGTAATTATAATAAAAATAACGTTCTAAAACCGACATATTGGTGTAAAACATGTCAATGGCGTAAAAAATTACAATCCACAATTAGAAAAATATTAAATCAAATGTATTCTCAATACAAAGCACCAGATGGGTTACCAACTCCGTATCACCTAAAGAATGGATTTATTAATGTTCCAGGTACAGATGCTTATGGGACCACACATGGATGGTCCATATTAAATTTCTTTGAGACAAATTCTAATGTGAGAAAAATATTAATCGAAGCTTATGCACAACACAAAAATGACAACAACCTCAATTGTTGGTTTAATATTGATGAGTTTACAGATTGGTTAAAAGAAAATAAAAATGAACTGTTTGGTATGGGAAAACCAGTATTTAATAAGTTAGTTGAAAAAAATACGACACAATGGGAGGGAGGTCAAATAGCTGAACAGGAGGCTGCTAAATATTTAAGTAATTTATATGGAAGTGAGTGGGAACCTTATTATTCGGGAGAACCAGGAATATTTAATGACGCAATAACAGGAGTGGATGTAACAATGATTAAAACAGGTACTAACATAAAACACACCTACCAAGTTAAACCATTCAGAGGAATGTACCAAAAAAATGGTCAGTGGTGGGTAGAGTCATACGACTTACAACCTTATAATGCAGACACAACGAAATATTTCTTTTTTGGGCCCTCACAAGGAAAAGGTTATATTTTTAATAACGACGGACAAGGGCCTACCATTAAAGACAATAAAGAATATTACGTATTTAATACACCAGAAGTAGTAAACCCAGAAACGATTAACGAATCAGTTTATAAGTCTTTCTGGAATTAATTATCCAAATCCTCTAAACTTTTTTTCATGGCGTCTGCCATATAGGTGTACTCTAAACTTTTAGTCACTAGACCATCTACATCTAGTGTTGTTGTAGTATTACCTTCATATAAGGTCCATTCAGGTGCTGGTAGGGTTTGTAGTTGGGGTTGAGGATTTAAATTCATAGGTATTACATTACAATTATCATCTTTAACCTTCAGTTCTTCTGACCTTTCCTTATCCCTACCTTTAAAGTAATCTGAATTGGGTTGTTTAATGGTTAAATAATGGTTTAAAACAATTTGTGTAATTTTAGAAGGAACATTAAGGGTTAGTGAGTCTACTTTCCTATCCTCAACATCCCACCAACTCATCTCAACACTTTTCTCTTTTTCGAAGTACCAGTGAACACCATATTTTTCTTTTGTACCCAATTTTATAACGTATAAAAGAACACCATCATTAGAGTAATTATAAAAAGCTTTATCGTCTTCTCTACTACTCGTACACCACTTAGTTCCTGCACCATAAATTTTAGAAGATTCGTAACTTAAAGGTTTTAAAACTAACCACTCTTTGTCTTTATATAAAATAGAAATTTCTTTTTTTAAATCTCTTTTTTTAAGTTTTAATTCAGCGTAAACTAGTTGTTCGTGTAAGTCCCCAAAATTTTTTATTAAAGAAACATCCTTAATTTTGGTTCGATTATTATCAAGATGATTATTAAAATCTTCTAATGCCCGTAAATTTTCCTTACCCATTAAATGCATAATTTCAAGTGTTATGTATTTTTTAAACTCAGAAGATTCTTCTTTGAAACGTTTAATTAATAGTGTTAGAAATTTATTTGTTTTTGAAGGGTCAAGTTCAGCGAGTATATCAATAATGTCAATTACCAAATCTTTATGTTGGTTTTTTAAATCTTTTTTTCCCATAAGATAATTGTATTAATTTTTTTTAATAAAGGAAATGTCTTTTGCTTACATTATAAATACTTATTCTCAAAAATAATATCATTATGGAATTGTACGACATTATAGAATTACTAAATGAAGCCATTCAAGACAAGGACTGGGATTTAGTAGAAACATGTAAGAACAAGTTGGAAGAGGTTTATGATTTAAACGACGGTAGTCTAGACAATTATTTTGAAATAGAGGACTAATTAATTCGCTCCATCCACACATTAATAGAACCAGAGGTTCCAAATATACCATTCATTGTAAGGTTATTTAATTCTCCTTCATCGATGAAAGACAATCCCACTTGCCCTGAATAATTGCCCCCCAAAGTAACACATTCATAAAGTGTTAAATTGTATAAATTATTACCAGTATTATTGGAAAATGAATAGGTGTTTACATTAGACCCATTTATATTATAAGTAACACCACTAATAAAATTAATAGTATCATTAGGGTACACTGGTGTCATACCATCGTCATATCTAGTGATAACCCATGAGGTACCATTTAATTGTAAATGTCCAGGAACAGGTTCTACACTATTAGTAACTGTGCCCATATAGGTATAATCAGTGTTAGGTGGAGTACCACATTCAGGACAACTATAACCCACCCTTACAAATGTAAGTGTTGAAAAATAATGATAATTGTCCCCATTATGAGATTCGTTGGACTCATATAATTTAATGTACATTACATTATCATCAAAGTCTATAACTTCTATATTTCTAGATGAACCATTGGGAGGCACCCCATATATTGAGTATTGTTTACGTATTCCACTACCTTGTGTGTTATAATCGTAAGTATTTAAATTATTTACCATAAAAGTGCCATCATAAAAATACCAGTTAGTGACACCTTGTTCCAGTATATCAATATCCACACTAGAACCACCAAAAATGTCTAAATTGGATGTTGTTTTACTACTATCAAAATGGTCATAATATAATTTTTCCCCAGTAGTCAAATTTTCGGTATAAACTTTACCACTAACTAGAACCCATTGAGTTCCTTCTATAGTGGCTAGGTCTTGTTCAAAGTCGTATTTTTCACAACTCGTAAAAACTGTTATGATAGTGGTAAGAAAAAGTAGTAATTTGTTTATTTTCATAAGAATTATTTTTTAATCGTGTATTTTTAAAGTTATTAGTACAAAGATAAAGAAATATTCTCTAATAACCAAATATTTATAAGTAAAATTAAACAATGGGTAATTCTTTTAAGTTAAGTCTACATCTAGAGCATATCATTAATGATATAGTTGAAAAGCGCCAGTCTGGAAAGGGGGAGGATAGATTATCGGAAAATATATTTACTTTTTTAGATACTATTTATGAAAATAGGGGAAAAGTAAATAATGTAGAAGCTATGCGTCTTGTTAAAGGAGGTTTTAGAGACCAACTTATTAAAGAGGCAATGTGTGAAATGTCTGATGATGAAGATTACCTTACTTCTACCATAAATAAAAAAATAGATACACTGTCCAAAGAATACATTAAAGAGTGGATTAATAAAAAAATTGTAAAATGAAAAAAGTAGTAAGACTTACCGAATCAGAATTAGTTAGAATTATCGAAAATCTAACTTTAGGTTATGAATTAGAAGAAAAAAAAGAAGGTTCTTCTACAAAAACCCAAAGTGAAAGTACACCTAAGACCGCGAATCCAATAGCGAAAAAAACTTTTGATGATGTTGTAGGTCATTTAGAAGCTACTAAAGGAACTTTTACTTTAAGAAATAGAAGTACGACACAAAACGACGAAGACGATAAACTTAAAAAGACTTGGAAATGGAAAACTAATGATGAAAAAGTTGAAATTGTTGTTACCCTTGACGTTAAAATGAACCCTAAAAAATGAAAAAACTAATATTAACTGAGACTGAACTAATTGCTATTATTAAGAGTATCATTAGTGAACAGGAGGGTACCGAAGGTGGTGGTGTGGAGTCTGGTACTTCAGACGCTGGAGGAACAGGAGCTTCTACTTGGTCCACAGGACTTACCAGAGGTGCAGCAAATCCAGCTGGTGGAGGTGTAACTCACTGGGCAGACTCTTACAGTATTAGTAGGGGAAAAGCAAATCCATTATCGGAAGAAGAAGACGAGAATTTACTAAATGAAAGTAAATGGTATAACACCTTTTTAGATGTTGTTGGAATTGTAGACCCAACAGGTATAGCTGACGGTATAAATGCAATATCTTATTTTAGACAAGGAGATATGTTATTTGGAATTTTAAGTTTAATTTCTTTAGTTCCTTATCTAGGTGATGCGATTGCGAAACCTTTTATCGGGATAATCAAAATGGGTAAAATAAATAAAAATGTAATAAATGCTGGTCTCAAATCTGGAAACGCTGCTAAAGTCGCAGCAGAAATGGGTAAATCCACTAAAGGTAAAGCGGTGTTGGATGCTATGAAAAACCCTAAAACACAAAGTTTTATAGCTGGCCTTTTAGCTAAGTTAGGTAAATTACCAGGAATGGGTAGGTTTGTAAAAGACGCTAAAACATATACAAAGGTATTTACAGAAGCTGCAACATTAGCTTCAAAAGGTAAAGGTGTTAGAATATTTAGAAGTGGTGGACTCCTTACTAAAATGCAAAGAAGAGGTCTACTAAATAGAACAAAATTATATGGTAAGTTTATACAGTGGTTAACTGGAACTGGTGTAGGAGCTGCAGCAATACAAGGAATGAGTGATGATGAACTAAATAAGAAGTTTACTAATTTCTTAAATACTGAAGATGGACAAAACTTTTTCTCTCAAATGGACTTAGGTGACCAAGAAGAAATGGTTAATGCTATGTCATCTTAAATAAAATCTACTATTTATATAAAAAAGAAAAAAATGATAAAAAGAAAACCACAATTACATGAAGAAATTCAAAAAATGGATTACCTTCTAGGTTACGACAAAGATTTTTCTTATGATGAAGCAAAAAGTTATAACGAAAAAAAACATATCAAAGAATCTAAACAATTACTTAAAACCACCAACACTAGAGATTTAGAAAAATTAAATGAGTGGGCACAAGCGGCGAGATTTATATTACCAAAACTTGCGAACGTCGGTAGATTTGGAGCAAGAATAGGTAACAAACTACCAGGTAAAGGTAAAGTTGCGGGATTTTTAAAATCGTTAGCTGGTGTAGGTAATGTCGGTACTAAAGGTCTAGAAAAAGCCACAGGTCTAGGTTCAAAACAAATAGCTAATATCGCCAAGGGTGCTGGTTATGATGGGAGTAGATTTTTAACTAACTCGGCATATAAAAGTATACTGAAGAAAGAAGCTTTGAGTGGAATAGGTAGTCTTATAGCTTGGGGTTTTGGACTAAATATGTTAGCTAACTGGGGTTCCGAAGGTGAAAGTGCTGTAGAAGCTGCGGGAGCTATGGAGAATTGGGGGACTGGTGAAGGTGATGATGCTACCAATAAAATGGCTTTAGCTTTTAGTCCTGTTTTCTATAAAGAAACATATGAAGGTACTTTAAGAAATTCAGTTGATGTTACCTTTATGGATAAAGGTACAATAACAAAATTAGCAGATGTAATTCATGACGCTACCGAGGGTGGTGAAAAATACGTGGGTAAAGGTGTTGTAGATTGGGCTGTAGGAGGTCTAGCAGATTTTGTTGGTGCTGGTGATTATGTTAGAGGAGCTGGTACGGACGAAGAAGAAGTGAATAGAGCTATCCGTGCATGTACTACCATAGCTGACATTTCACATTTATCAGGTGTTTATGAAACCAAATACGGTGTCCCCTTAATAGAAGAACTTGTTGATGAGTTAGATGAGGGTGAATTATTAGACATACAACAAATAGTGCAAGATAAACCATTAGCTATTATTGATGGTAAAAGAATATTTAACCCAGAAGATTTAAATGACACACTGGAAGGAATATCTAAAGACCTAATTCAAAAACCTGAGGGCCTTCCTAAATTTAGAACACGTTTTAACTCTCTATTTGATGGTAAAATGGTGGATGTTTGGGTTAAAAGAACTGGAGATGTCGCAATTGTTTTTATTGGAGACAAATTCGTAGGTGAATTTCAATACATAAGAAGTAATGGTAAAGTTTATTTTAAACCGGTGGGTAAAGAGCCTATGTCGATAACTGATAAAGAAGACGAAAACCAAGTAATGAAAATATTTGGAGCTGCAGACGATGAGGAACAAGCGGCTAGTGATTTAGGTACGTTATCTAGAAGTATAAACGTAGGGGGTAGACAATATAGTGCGGGAACTCCACTTAGTTCTATTGAAGGGCCAAATGGTACAGCTGCTGAATACATAGACGAACTTAAAGAAGATAATCCTACAATAGCAACAACTAAACCTACTGTAATCCAAGGAGCTGCAATAGCAGTAGCGATGGGAGAGGAAAATTACCAAATAATACAAGAGACTATAACTGATTTAAGAAGTGTTTTAGGTGAAAGTAGATTATTAGAACAAGATTATAGTGTATCATTCGATAGGGGGGACGATAAATACAAAATTAGAAGAATTAATACGGGTACCACAAACCCTAATAATAATACAACACCAACATATAAACCAGCTATGTCATTACAAGATGTCGCGTCTGGAGCTGGAAGTATTAGAAAAGGAGAAAAGGGTGATGCTATAGTTACAATCCAAACATTCTTAAATGTACCAAATGTGACAGGTGTTTATGATGATGAAACATTTGATAGAGTTGTAAGTTTCCAGTCACAAAATAATATTGTACCAGCGAATGGACTTGTAGGACCTGAAACAGCTTTAGCTATTATTAGAGCTATTAATGTTAAACAACCAACACCAAAAACTAATACTAACACACAAACACCAAAAACAAATAATAACACACAAACAACTCCAGATAAAAAAGAAACAGAGAAAAAAATAAATAGAGTGGCGGGAAGATACGCAAGTGAAGATGAAGCTCAGGATGTATTAGACCAAGTTAGAAACTTAGAAGACACCGAAGTCAGTTACGATACTTGTGTGGAAGTAATTGCAACCGCATCTAGAGCATTACCCGCTAAAGGTGGACCTTCCACTTATAAAGTTTTACAGTTCTGTTATGATAAGTATAACTTTGGTAGATTGGGTAAAACATCTAGAAAAGTTAAACGAGAGTATGGTATTTCACATGACGGTGATAGAAGAAATCGTAGAAGAAGATAAAATTAATTTAAATAATAAAAAATGGCTAAAATAAAATTTACTGAAGCAGAATTAATTGATTTCATAGAAGAAATCGCTAAAGATAAAAAGAAAACTAACAAACCTGTTTTGTCCGAATCTAAATCTAGAAAGATAGAAATTTGGAAAAGAAGATTTGAAAGAAAAAATATTAACGAATCTGATGATGTCATATGTGAAAATTTTTATAATGAAATTTTAAAACTTAACAGAAACGGAATTTCACCAGAAGATGTATCACTTTTTTTAGAAAGTAAAACTCAGTTATTGGGTGAACAATCTGTAGGTGGACTTAATTTAAGTCAAGGTATATTTGGTGGATTATGGGAAACAATCCGAGAAAAATTATATATGTGGATTTTAGGTAAGTTTGGTGTGGAAGGAGAATTAGCAAAGTATTTATCACAATCATTAGCAAACGTTCCTTTCTTTGAGTTACCTAAACTTATGAATTGTAACTACTTAGCTCCTGTAATTACTAAAGGTGTGATAGAATATGCTGTACGTAGTGTGGGTGCGAAATTTACTGGTATGTCAGGTACATTTGAACAAATTTTCGGTAACAGTTTAGATAATTTGTTAGACAACACTGAGTTTTACCAAGATGTATTACAAGGTGTTACTAATACTATTTGTGGTCCACTAGGTGAAAAAAGAACTCAGGTACAAGGTGCTATTAATAGTGTTGAATCTGAATATGAAGGTCAGTCGTCACCTAATCAAAAAACTACACCTACTGGTAGTAACACTGCTGGAATAGATGGTAGCACGTTCCAAAAATATTTTGATATGTTTAAACAGAATATGGCAGCATCAGAATAAGTTTATATAAATACATTAAAACATAAAAGGTCCCAACCGGGACCTTTTTTTATTAGTGGAGATGGGGGGAGTCGAACCCCCGTCTTGTCCGTTGTCTATTGTACCTATCCTACACGCTTAGTTTATTCTTTTATCCTCGGACTTACCCTTCTAGAATAAACAACCATCCAGAAGCCCCAACCATAATATTATTTAACCACCTTAATGATATTGGTGCGGTCGATTTGTCTGTCGACACCTCATATACTAAAGACACAAATCTTAAATTCTTTAGACGAGATGGAGCCTTAGTCGTAATTTAATTACGCTACAGCCACAGTTGACTCCTCACGGATAAGACCGAGAGTTGTCATAGTATCTAATACGTTGCCGATTAGAAGTATAAACCAGTTTTACAAGGTTAGTTTAGCCTCGACGTGCTGATATCAATCAAACTAACGTCAATCAATTCCAGTCATCCCCATATTTTCAAAGAACTTATATAAATACACCCGATAAATTAAAAAATTTATCTTCGGGTAGACGGAATGGGACTTGAACCCACATGTAACCAGTTACCCTTTCTACAAGGTATAAGCTTGAGGGGATACCCGTCTATATTTAGTACACCCGATAGGATTCGAACCTATGACCTACTGCTTAGAAGGCAGTTGCTCTATCCAGCTGAGCTACGGGTGCATTTGGGTACTCGGGGCGGGAATCGAACCCGCACGGCCACAATGGCCAAGGGATTTTAAGTCCCTCGTGTCTACCTATTCCACCACCCGAGCATGTTTGTGTGATGAATACAAAGCAAATATAGAATATAATTCCAACTAATCCAAATTAAAAAAGTTTAAATTTTATTTTTTTCTTTAAAATATTATTCGTATATTTGTAGTATGAATAGAGAAACACTAAATAAATTAAAAAACTTACTTTCCGTTCCTACCCATACTTGGGAGGAGGATAGACTCATAGAACACGTTATTAATTATATTAGTTCTCTAGACTCGGTTAATTATTATCAAGATAAGTTGGGGAGTCTCTATATTACTAAAGGAGACTCTTCGACCTATCCTTGTTTGGTAGCTCACCTTGATAGTGTTCATAGTATTACCGAAATGGAGGTTATGGAGGAACAACTACCTAACGCACAAGGTGAACTTAAATTAGCGTTAAAAGCTTACGACAAAGAAGAAGGTTTACCTACTGGTATTGGTGGAGACGATAAAGCAGGTGTGTTTATCTGTTTACAATTACTAGAAAAATTAGACTCATGTAAAGTATTTCTACCAGTAGCGGAAGAAACAGGATGTAACGGTTCTAAAGAGGCGGACCCAGAGTTCTTTACAAATGTAGGGTACGCTATTCAGTTTGATTCTACAGAAAATGATACAATGAGTAAAACTCTTATGGGGGTTAAATTATACGAAGAAGAAAGTAGATTTTTTGGTTCAGTAAAAGATATAATTTTAGAACACGGGTTTACCAAGTGGTTAAACCACCCTTACACAGACACTATGATGTTAAAGAAAAAATTTAACTTTCCTTGTTTAAATTTTGCAGCGGGTTACTATCGTTACCACACCCCATATGAGTATGTTGTGGTAGAAGACGTACAAAATGCTATAAATCTAGGATTTAAGGTAGTAAACCAACTAGGTAATAAAAAATACGAGTTTATACATAAACCTCAATCACACCCATATAATCTTTTATAATATTATTTCATTATCAGTAATATTTATTGTAAAACAATAGATATGCCTTTACCGATACCTTTTTATCTACGAGATAATCAAACAATACCTCTAACACACACCCAATTAGATGGAAATTTTACTATTTTAAACAGTAAAATTGATAACACTACCTGTAACAATATAGGGAATGGTGTGGGTATTTTTGAAAGTAAAGAAACAACTGCAAATAGTGGTACTATAAATTTATATTCGCTATCTGGTGTTAATGGTGTTAGTATAGGTGTTAGTGGTACTACATTAGTAGTTGATGGTTCTGGTATAAATGATAGTGATTGGTTAAGTAATGGAGATGCCATTTATAATGCTAATACGGGTAATGTAGGTATTGGAACACCTGTCCCTAAAACAAAATTAGAGTTATATTCTACAGGGAACACAGTAACGATAAATAACATATTAAGATTTGCTGATAACGACACTGTAGTAAGCCCATTTCAAGAACAATTTATAGGTAAAATTGAATTTCATAGTAATGAAAATAGTGGTAATTCGGGTGTTAAAAGTTACATAGGTGGTGTACAAAATAGTGCTGCGGGTAGTTCTATAATATTTGCAACAACTGGTGGAACAAATGGAACTTTAGAGGGAGCCAATCCTCAAGATTTGGTTGGTGAAAGGATGAGAATCGACCCAGATGGTAACGTTGGTATTGGTATTGGAGTAATAGCACCTGGTGTTCCTGTTGTTTCTGCAAAATTACACGTTAATAATACTACAACAGCACCATCGTTTCTAGTTGAAGATTCTACACATCCAGACTCCACACCATTTATTATAAGTTCGGGTGGCAGTGTGTCTATTGGTACTGATATCATCAGGCCTGGTTTTAAATTACTTATTAGTGGTGATACACTATCTGAAGGTGATATTTACTTACCAGATAACCACAAATTAAGGATTGGTGATAGTTCTGATTTACAAATTTACCATGATGGTCTTAATACTTATATAGCCGAAGTAGGGACGGGTCAACTACTCCTTTCTGGTACAGAATTACATTTAGAGGACGCTTTAACAGGAAAACCTTTTTTACGGGGTAATTCTGCTGCGAGTAACGTAAAATTATATTGGAGTGGTGACTCAAGAATTACTACAAGTGAGGATGGATTGGTATTAGATAAGACCATTAGTGGGACGCCTATAGCAAACCTATCTGTTAGAGCTGATGGTACTATAATCACTGGAAGTACCGTACCAGAAGGACTTTCAACAACTGTAATCAGTAATGCTGACCCAGATATACCTTACGGTATAAATACAGTATTCTACACAACAACTTCTCCTGGTGGAACAATTTATATAGGTGATTCTTCTGTTTTACCTTCAGGATACCAAGTGAAATTAATTAGGACTAGCACTACCGCAGCAGCTACTTTAGGTGCGGGTGGTACATCTACAATTAACGGGTCCGTGACTAAACCCTTACCTACAGACATATATTCAGTAACCACATGTATTGCAAATGGTAACGTGTGGTACTGTTCTACAGATACGGTTCTTTAATTAAACTGTAATTATTTTTACTTCCTTATCTTTATTAACACTTAACGAGTAGTGAACATCTTCCAATATTTCACCTTTTAATATATTTTCAGAAATAAAATCCTCTATGTCGTTCTGAATAGCTCTTTTAATGGGTCTGGCTCCAAATTTGTCATCATATCCTTCCTCTACTACGTATTTAGTTACAGAATTATCAAAGATAATATTGTAATTTTTTTCATTTAAACGTTCCTTAAGATTAAGTAATTCTAATTTAACAATTTTAGAAATAGTTTTTTTCTGAAGAGGTTTAAAGACTACTGTTTGGTCTATTCTATTTAAGAATTCGGGTCTAAATGTGTTTTTTAAAGCTTTTTTAATTATTTGGTCTTTAGCTTCTTCTAGTCTAGACTCACTATCTTTTGTAGAAAAACCAAGAGGTTTATTAAATTCACTAACTTGTTTAGCCCCCACATTAGATGTCATTATAATTAATGTGTTCTTAAAATTTATTTTTCTCCCCAGACTATCAGTAAGGTGACCCTCGTCAAATATCTGAAGTAATAGGTCATATATGTCTGTATGAGCTTTCTCAATCTCATCTAGTAGTATTACTGAGTAAGGTTTTTTTCTAACTGCCTCTGTCAATTGGCCACCTTCATTATAACCTACGTATCCTGGAGGAGAACCTATTAGTCTAGTAGAGTTAAATTTTTCTTTGTACTCTGACATATCTAATCTAATCAATGAATCTTCATTACCAAAAATTTCTTTCGCGATAGACTTAGCTAAATGAGTTTTACCCACACCAGTTGAACCTAAAAACATAAAAGAACCTATTGGTTTTTTAACTTCTCTAATCCCCACTCTATTTCTTCTAATAGCTTTGGCTATTTTTCTAATAGCTTCATCTTGACCCATTACTAATTTTTTTAATGAGGTCTCTAAAGATAATAAATTTTTAGTCTCATTAGTGTCTAATTTAGTTAATGGTATTTTAGTTATTTGGGAAACCACTTCGTAAATATCTTCTTCTGTAACACCCACTCTTTGTTCTTCCATTTCTATTTCCCAAGAAGCTTTTCTATCTTCTAATTCATCAAGCACATGACGTTCCTGGTCTCTTAATTCTGCGGCTTTTTCATACTTCTGAGATTTTACAACCTCGACTTTTTCTAATTTTAAAGATTGTAGTTTATTACGAAGGTCTTCGATTTCCTTAGGAAATTCTATGTCAACTTGTACTTTCGCACCTACCTCATCCATAATGTCAATAGCTTTATCTGGAAATTCTCTATGTGTTATATATCTTTCAGCTAATGTAACACACGCTTCTAAAGATTCAGGACTAAAGTTTACTTTATGGTGTTCTTCATACCTATCTTTTAAGTTTTGTAAAATTTGTAGAGTTTCCTCAACAGTTGTAGGTTCTACCATGACTTTTTGAAACCGTCTTTCTAGTGCACCATCCTTTTCAATATTCTCACGATATTCGTCTATAGTTGTAGCTCCTATACATTGCACTTCACCCCTCGCTAAAGCTGGTTTAAAAATATTAGCTGCATCTAAAGCACCAGAAGCATTACCAGTACCTACAACAGTGTGAATTTCATCTATGAAAATTATTATATCGGGATTTTCTCTTAACTCATCTATAATAGCTTTCATTCTTTCCTCGAACTGTCCTCTATATTTAGTACCCGCAACAATAGAAGTTAAATCTAATCCTATAATTTTTTTATCTAATAAATTTCTAGGACATCTTCCTTCACTTATTTTCATCGCTAACCCTTCTACTAAAGCAGTTTTACCACATCCAGGTTCACCTATTAACACAGGATTATTCTTTTTCCTTCTGGATAAAATTTGAGCTATTCTATTAATTTCTTCACTCCTTCCAACTACAGGGTCTAATTTTCCCTCTTCCGCATATTTTATTAAATCTCTAGAAAAATTATCTAATACTGGAGTAGTACTTTTACTACTAGTACCTTTATCTCTTCTAGGTGAGTTCTTCTCTTCTGACGACTCAAAATCAGCATAATTACCTTCTAATTTCATAGATATATTTTTAATTTTTTAATTCCCTTTAATTATACCACCAATATTATTAATAATCAACCATTATAATTATGACATGTACTCATGACAAAATGTCAGTATATTATTAATGGTATACTATTTGACTACTTGATTTAATGAAAAGTATTGATATATTTTTCATAAATAAATAAATAACCATAAATAAAAATTAAACAAATGGGAAAAGTAATTGGTATAGATTTAGGAACAACAAATTCCTGTGTTGCCGTAATTGAAGGTAACGAACCTAAAGTTATTGTTAATGGTGAAGGTCAAAGAACCACGCCATCTGTAGTAGCTTTTAAAAATAAAGGAGAAAGGGTAGTTGGTGACCCAGCTAAACGACAAGCGGTCACTAATCCTGAAAAAACTATCTACTCAGTAAAAAGATTTATGGGTAGTACATACTCAGAAATTAAAAAAGAGGCAAGTAAAATGCCATATAAAGTATCACAAATACATAATAATGGTGTAGGTATAGAAATAGATGATACGGATTATATTCCACAAGAAATTTCAGCTGTGGTTTTACAAAACCTTAAAAAGACAGCTGAAGAATACTTGGGTGAAACAGTGACAGATGCTGTTATTACTGTACCAGCTTATTTTAATGATTCACAAAGAAATGCAACTAAAGAAGCGGGAGAAATTGCGGGATTAAATGTTTTAAGAATTATAAATGAACCAACCGCAGCTTCACTAGCTTATGGTCTTGATGATAATAAAGATAAAAAAGTTGTAGTATATGATTTAGGTGGTGGTACTTTTGATGTTTCTATTTTAGAAATGGGTGATGGTGTTTTTGAGGTACTTTCTACAAATGGTGACACTCATTTAGGTGGGGATAATTTTGACGAAGTAATTATGGATTGGATAATCACTGAGTTTAAAAAAGAGAACGGAGTTGACATTAGTAAAGACCCCATGGCTTTACAAAGAATCAAAGAAGCGGCTGAAAAAGCAAAAGTAGAATTATCTTCATCTACTAATACTGAAATTAATTTACCTTATTTAACTGCCGATTCTACGGGACCTAAACACTTAGTAGTTTCACTATCACGGTCTAAGTTTGAAACAATGGTGGATAATTTAGTAAAGAGAAGTATTAAACCTTGTGAAAAAGCTCTTAAAGACGCTAAACTTAAAGTAAGTGAAATTGATGAGGTAATTTTAGTTGGGGGTTCTACTAGAATTCCTATAATCCAAGAGTCGGTAGAAAAGTTCTTTAAACGTAAACCATCTAAGGGGGTGAATCCAGATGAGGTAGTAGCGATGGGAGCAGCAATCCAAGGAGGTGTATTGTCAGGAGACGTGAATGATGTGTTATTATTAGATGTCACCCCACTCTCACTGGGTATTGAAACAATGGGTGGAGTAATGACCACATTAATTGAGTCTAACAGTACAATTCCGACATCTAAGTCTCAAGTATTCTCTACAGCAGTAGACAATCAACCATCTGTAGATATACACGTACTTCAAGGGGAAAGACCTATGGCTACCGATAATAGAAGTCTAGGAAGATTCCAACTAACGGATATACCACCATCACCTAGAGGTATTCCACAAATTGAGGTGACTTTCGATATTGACGCTAATGGTATTATTAGTGTGAGTGCAAAAGATAAAGGTACTGGAAAATCTCAGAACATTAAAATTGAATCGGGAGGTAGTTTATCAGATGAAGAAATCGAAAGAATGAAAATGGAAGCTGAACAGAATCAAGCCAAAGACCAAGAAAAAAAGGAAAAAGTAGAAAAATTAAATGAGGCTGATTCCATGATTTTCCAAACCGAAAAACAAATAAAAGAATTTGGTGATAAATTAAGTGAGGAAGATGTAAATAAACTTAATGAATGTCTAGATAATCTTAAAGAATCTCATCAAAAAGAAGATATAGGATTAATTGATAGTAGTTTAGAAAAACTAAATGAAGAATGGCAATCAATAACTACTAAAATCTATCAACAAACTGAAGAACCAGTTACAAGTGAGGATAATGAAGAACAGGCAACTGACGTTGAATACGAAGAAGTAAAATAACATGGGAGTTTTATCAGAAATATACAGTGGTGACAGAATCGTGAATCAATATAAGTCCTCCAATATAAAAGGTTCGATTTATAATAAAAACACTAAAAAACTTATAGTTGAGTTTAATTCTGGACGTAAATACGAATACGAAGAAGTACCCGATAATGTAGCTGCAGGTTTAAGAATAGCTAAAAGTCAGGGTAGTTACTTTAATAAACAAATCTCTAAAAAATACAAATATAAATTACTTTCTTAACTTCCATTAAGATAGACTATTTATAGGTATGACATTGGCAGATAAAATACTAAGTAGTTTTAATCAGAAAAAAAGTTTGAATCCCGAAATTTGGACCTTAGACAAAAATGAAAATTATGTTTTAAGGAAAGATGTTCGGGATAAACTTTTGCTTAGTGCTAACGATTTTTTAGATTTTATTGACATAGATAATTTAGATTGTGATGTGGATACTAGAAAATGTGACATAGGAGATATTACAATCACTGGTAGTATATGTAACTACAATTGGTCTAAGTTTTCAGATATTGATTTACACATATTAATAGATTATGAACTAATAAACGATAATGTTAAATTAGTAAAAAATATATTAAACACTAAAAAAAATTTATGGAATGCTTCACACGATATTCAGATTAAAGGGTATGAAGTGGAGGTGTACGCACAAGATGTAGAAGAAGCACATCACTCCAGTGGGGTTTATTCAGTACTTTTTGATAAATGGTTAGTAGAACCACAATATGATAATGTAGATATTGATTTTCGTAAGGTTTTACAAAAATCTCGTGGGTGGATGGAAATGATAGATGATGTTCACATTAACGCTTATGATATGTCTAGTGAAGAAGTTTTAGATGTTATAGATAAAATCAAAACCAAACTTAAAAAATTTAGAGCGACAGGATTAGAAAAAAATGGTGAATACTCTTACGAAAATTTAGCTTTTAAATTTTTAAGACGAAGTGGTTATATAAAAAAATTATTTGATTTAAAAAATAAAGTATTAGATTTAAGTCTAAGTTTAGATTAGAAAGGTTTTTTTTCTCTTAAACTTAATATTTATATAAAAAAATAAATTCTATTATGGCAAATTATGCAGGAATATCCTACGGGAATGAACTAATTACTGGAACCGATATATTAAACTATATCGACGGTAATGGAATCCTTACAGGTAAAACATGTTCACAAGTACATAATAACTCTACTGGAAACATTACAGTAGGTATTAATGGTACTAGTATAGGAATAACAACAGGAGAAGTATATGATGTTATAGTAAATAGCGTAACGACAGGTGGAGATTTATCAAACGCATTGTTTGTGTGTTCATGTCACAATTGTTCTGACCCAGATGGGAACGCTGAAAAAGCTACCTATAGTGGAAGTACAATAAATCCAAGTTCACCCTTCACATTAATAGGTATGGGATATTTACAAAGTTAGAATAAAAAAAAAAGAAATTAAATAAAATACAAAATGGCAGATTTAAAACCAGTAGGAAGTGAAAAACTTTCAGTAGACCTAAAAATCCAAAGAATAATGGAAATCGCTAATTATGGTATCCAACCTAAAGTAGATACACATAAAACGGCTTCATTAGAATATAATATTACAGCAGCTGACGGTAACAAATACGGTATTATCCGTGAAAATGCTAAATATATGATTTTAAAAGAAGGTAGTAATGGATACACCTATATGGATGGTATGAGAAACAATTCTAGATATTCTTTTAATTCATATTCAGAAGCTTTAAAGAAATTAAACTTATTAATGAAACCTATTAATGAAACCTATAATTCTGGTAAACAATTTAATTTGATTGGTGAACAAGAAGAAGCGGGGAAAAAATTTGTTTTAAAACAACCAGAAAGTGAGGTTGAAGACGAAGAAGAAACTGAAGATTTTTCATTCGATGATACTAGTACAGATGAAGGTGGAGAAACTGAAGATTTTTCATTTGACGATACTGAAATGAGTATGGATGATGAAGGTGGTGAAGAAATTGAAGGTTCTATGGATGTAGAAGTTACAGATGATGAGGACGCCACTAAAGCAGTTCAAAAACTAACTGGTAAACTAGGACAAAAATTAAGAGACCTACCTGAAACGGACATGGATGCTGATATTATTAAGTATGTTTTAAATTCTATTATATCTGCAGTTGATTTAGAAAAATTAAGTGAAGAGGATAAAGAAGAGATGGTAGAAAAATTTGAAGACGAGGATATTGAATATACTGAGGAAGGTGAATTTGATGTCGACCTAGGTGGTGAAGAAGAACTTGACCTAGATGGTGGAGACTTCGATTTGGGTGGTGAAGAAGAAATGGATTTAGAAACAGAATTATCTGAAAACTTGGGAGCTTTAGGTAGAGCCGCAGCAACTGGTTTTGGAGCTATGGTAGCTGATAAAGCAACTCGAAGAATGGGTATGGATGAAGAAGAACAAGAAGAAAAACTTACACGTTCAGCTGAAATGGCAATGTCTGAAATGTCTACACAAAGAAACATGAACGAAATGTATGAGGGTATGGATGAAAGAATAAGTGATGTCTTGAAAGTTATTATGGCTAAAGACGCAGATAAAGAAGGTTTAGAAAACTTTCTAGAAGCTGTAATGGAATGTGCGGATATAGAAAAAGGTGAGGGAAGTAATAAATATTTTAATTTATGGGATGCTGTTGGGGAAGGCATAGGTGAGTGTGGTACGGTAATGAATATAAGACAAAATGACATCTGTATGTCTAGCTTAGTAAAATGGTTGTCCAATACCAACGTATTTAAAGGAACGGCTTGTTTGGTAAATAAAATGAGCACTGGTGTATTCACCAGTATGGTAGATAAAGCTGGTGACATGATAAGTAAAGGTATGGATACAATATCAGGTATGTTAGATGAAGAAGATATGATACAAGTACCAGAAAATCCTGAATTATCAGACGAAGCTGCTGAAGCAGTAGCAGACGTATTCGATATGTTTGAATCTAAAAGTAAGGTAGGTAAAACTTTAACTTCTTATTTTGATTATACTGAAGAAGAAAAAAATAAAATTCAAGAAGCTAAAGAAAGAAGAAGTTTTGATTTACATTTAGCTAAAAATGAACTTTTAGAATCAGTTTTGAAAAAAGCTAAAACAAATAAAATAATTAAAAATTCCTTTTCTAGTTATGAACAAGAAAGAACAACTACAAAATTTTTAAATGAAAATAAAAATATGAAGTTTGTCGGTAAGAACAAAAGAGGTAGTTTAGTTTTTAAAGGAAAAAATAATTTAGTAGAAATAAATACAAGAGGTAGAATTTCTTAATTATGAAATTAGTGTACGTTAATGAATTAGGACCTAATTTTAAGGGTAATTACGTATATGAATTCATCTTTTCTACTAATTTAGTCGATATTTGGGGTGAAGACTGGGACACTGCTCCAGCAGGAGGAAAACCCCAACCCCCAGAAATTGAATTTATTGAAAAAGTAGGGATATTCTCTAACGAAGGTTTGGAATTTGATTTAGTTCAAACTTCAGACTATTTTTCTTTTACAGACGCAATAGATGATGTGATATCATTAGCGTGGGAAAGACATGAAGAAGACTCTGTTGAGGAAGGAAGACTGGTTTTTAGATTTGGTGAAGACCAAAAATCAGTAGAAGATAAACTTTATAGTAGAGATTTAATATTAAAATACAATGAAGAAGAATATAAAAAAGTTTAGTAAAATAGACACTCTATCTAAATTAGTTAGAGAAGGTTTCAATATAGATACCCTACTTAAGTTTAGTGACAAACAACTTATCCAGTTAAAATCTAAAGTTTTAAACGAACAGGATGATGAAGGTACTTACGAAGTTACCAAATTAGAACCCAATAAGGCGGTAGAGGTTGAAGATGCTAGAGTATACGAAAAGGATGGTGAAACTTACATAAGTAAAAAAATTAATGAAGATGACGAACCTTATTTAGACCCGAGATATCCTGAAGCTAAATCTTATAGAGACGCTGAAGGAAAAGAAATGAAAATATTAGAAGATAATTTAGACGAAGAAATTATGGATATGGGAGCGGGAGATTTTGACGATACTTCATTTTACAATCCCGATGCTGGTGGATTCCACAGTTCACAAGGACCGATGGATTCTTATTACTCAACAGACAATAAAGGAAAATTTGTTCGTAATGGTATGGAAGGAGACGCTGGACAATACAGTCAAAACGCTGACTATTTAGACACACCTTCATTTCACAATCCAGACGCTCAAGGTTTTGACTCAGATGGACCAATGGATTCCTATGGTGGAAACGGATGGGACGAAGGTGGTTTTGCGGGTGAATTAAATGAATTTGCACCAGAACCAGACTATTCATTTATAAATCCTGTAGCTAGAGGTCATCAGTCAGATGGACCAAGAGGACATAGTAGAGGTCTACATGAAGATGAGTCTGAAACTAACCAGTATTTTGGTCAAAAAGTAACAGGTCAATCAGTACCTCACGATGCAGATGATATGTCAAATGACGGAATGGCTGACGATTCTGACCCAGAAAGTCCATCTCATAAAAATATGGGGGATATTGCAGAAACTCACATTACAAAGAAAGATTTAATGGAAAAATTTGCTTCTAAAGCTCAAGCAAGATATTTTTACGAAAAAGCTAATGAACCAGGAAAAGAAGGGAAAAAATGGAAAAAATACGCTAAAGAATTTTCTGACGACACAAAAGATTTTGACTCTTTACCAGAAAAAGTTAAAAAAGAAAAAAACGAACAACAAATAGTTGAAAATTGGTTACTAGGGTTAGTTGAAAAATATGAAAGACCTTCAATGACAAAATCACAATTTTTACAAACTTTAAATGAAATTGCGGTAGAGACACAAGATATTGAAGTTATTGATAATGACGTTGATGACGCAAAATATGAGTTACCAGCTTGGATGGATTTCGATACTCTATTTATGAACGCACCATCCCCAACAACTAAACCCGCACCAACTACGACTCCTTCTCCTACAAAACCAGGTAGAAAGTCACCTTACAAACCTAAACACAAACCAAGACCAAAAGCTATAAGTGATGAAAACTAGAAAAATATTAAGAGAATTTAAGAAGAACATGTTTGAAGCACCTATAGATTATGGTGATAGACCAGAGAGAATGGACCCCTCATTACAAAGAAAATTAGAAACTGGGGATTTTCCAGGTGCAGGTTCTGACGCTTATCCATCTGTAGACCCTTCAGGTATCCCAAGTAATTTTGAGGAGTTAGTATCATCAGAAAGATTTAAATCGGTAGTAGAAAAAGTTAAGAACTATACTGGTATTAGAAATGTGACACCCCAGTCATTTATGCAATTACAACAAATGTTAATGGGTGCTACACAAAGAATTTTACAATTAGAATCACAACACAAAGAAGACCTAGAAGAACTAGCTGTCAAAATAGTAAGAGAAGAAATGGCTATCCCACCAGATGCTTTACAATTTGACGCAAAGATTGTGGGTATGGGAGAAATCGATATGTCGGGCATGCAAGGTCAATCTCAAGAACAACAGATGGACGCTGAAGAAGAAGCCATGGAAGAATTTGAGGACTTTGATATAGAAAAACAAAAAAGAAGATTCCTAAACCAATTAATCCAAGGAGCTTCCAAAAAAGGACACTACATGTTTCATTTGGTAGAAGAAGAACTTAATAATATTAGTCCAGATTTAATTAACTTATATGGGGTAATGATGTCAATTAATGATTTGGTTTATTGGATTATGCCAGACCAAACAACTATGATGATGGCTCAAAGTGGTCAAGGAATGGCTGGAAAAGAAGAAGTAGACCCAGACACGGACCCACCTACAGTAAAAGCACAAGGTATAACCTTTCCTATCTTAGTACATGAATTAGTTAAGGGAGTTATGGAAGTACTTGCAACTCAAGGTTTACCAGACGACCCTAATAAAGCACAACGAGTAATGGACTCGGAAGATACATTAGTTGCGGAAGTATGGGATTTAAGACTAGGACCAGTAATCTGGGAAAAGTTTAGAGAAGCTTACCCACACGATTTACTTCAAGACGATAAAAGAGAAATTCAAAATTATCTCTTTAGTGAGTTTGCGAGTATGCAAGCGACTGATATGTTTGCATTAGCTAAGAAAATCTTAAGTGGTGGTGATGAGGGTAGAGAGGAATTAGAAAGAATTGTTAAAGAAATTATAGAACAATTAAATGAAGAAGCTTACGAAGACGCTACTGGTGACTTTGGGGACGACGATGGTGATACTGCAGTAGCAGGTTCAGATACTGGAGATGTATTGGGAACTCTAGATGTACCTAAAGCTAATGAAAATCAACAATATGACGTTGATGACATACTAGACAAAATAGGTAGAAGTGGAATGTCTTCACTAACAAGTGGTGAGTTACAATTCCTTAGAGACCAGTCTAAATCTTAATAAAGATTAAATACAACTATTTATCGGTATGGGAATGAACAAACAAGAACTCATACAAGAATATGTGAAATGTCATGGTAACACACCATATGCACTTAAAACTTACTTGCAAACTTACGACAATACCCAACAGAAGCATGTACCATTCGAATTGTTTCCAGAACAAAAGGAAATGATATATGATTTTGAAAACCATTCGGATAATATTGTTTTAAAGTATAGACAAGCTGGTGTTTCTACAGCAACAGCGGGATGGATTTCAAAAAAACTCCAGTTCGCTTCTAAAGAGTCACCAGAAAAAATTCTTATACTTGCTAACAAATTAGATACTGCCACTGAAATGGCAAACAAGATAAAAGGTTTTTTAAGACAATGGCCCGACTGGATAAATGTAGGGTTCGATAAAGACAAAAATTCACAAAAACATTACAAACTTAATAACGGTTCTGAGGTAAAAGCAGTCGCAACTTCAGTGGATGCACTTAGAGGGTATACGCCCACAATATTAGTATTTGATGAGGCTGCTTATATAGAATCTGGTGGGGATTTATGGGCTGCATGTATGGCGTCACTAGCTACTGGGGGTAAGGTAATTGTTATTTCCACACCTAATGGATTCGACCAAATTTACTACGAAGTTTTTGACCAATCAGTTAGAGGGTTAAATAATTTTCGAATAAGTTATTTAAGTTGGTATCATGACCCTAGATTTACACAAGATTTAAGGTGGGTTAAAACCAAGGATATTGTACATTTTCTTTTAAATAGAGATGAATATAATGAAGAAGACATATTATCCAAAATAGACAAAGAAGAGTACCAAACTTATTTAGATAAAGGTTACAAACCATTTTCAGATTGGTTTGAAGCTATGTGTAAAAAATTAAAATTTGATAGACGAAAAATTTCACAGGAGTTAGAGTGTGCATTTTTAGGTTCAGGAGACAATGTAATTAACAGTACGACAATGGACCAACTAGAAGAACATATATGTGACCCCGTTGAAAAATGGGTAGGCAATGGTCTTTGGGTTTGGAAAGAACCTGTTCCTGACCACAAATATATTATGGGGATAGATGTTTCTAGAGGTGATAGTGAAGACTCTAGTGGTTTTGTTATTATAGATTTTGATGAACGAGAAGAGGTGGTAGAATATTTGGGTAAGATTCCACCAGATATTGTAGCAGATTTAGCTAATAAATGGGCTACCAAGTATAGTTGTTTTGTAGTAATAGATATTACGGGTGGAATGGGTGTTGCTACCTCTAGAAAAATGTTGGAGTTGGGATACAAAGATTTTTATTATGATGGAGTTAAATCTGATGAAATGTGGAAATTTAATCCTGACAGTAAGACACCAGGAATAAATTTTAATAGTAAAAGAGCACAACTAGTCCAAGCTTTAGAAGAACAATTAAGGACAGGTTTTAAAATAAGGTCGCAAAGATTGATGAATGAATTAAAAACTTTTGTCTACATAAACGGTAGGCCCGACCACATGAAAGGTCATCACGATGATTTAATCATGTCTTTAGCTATGGCACTTTATGTGGCTCAAAATTCATTTACCCAATTAAAAAAGAATGTAGCACAAGCAAAAGCAATGATAGATGCCTGGGTTACTGACGAAAGAAAATTCAACACCACAAAAGGAAAACCAGTATTTCAACCAGGTAGAGCGAGAAGTAATCCATTACCACCTTCTTCTAATGACCCTAAAGACTATTTATGGTTATATACTGGATTAAAATAAAATAAAATGGCTAAAATAAAAAACCCTGGATTTGGGTCAGGTGGAAGATTTAAAAGTGGTAAACAACTCAGACAAGTACTGGGAACTACCATTTACACTTGGTTACCAACACCTCCCGATTATTTTGTTAAAAACGATGTTTTAGATAAACAAAAAAAAAGTGTGATTTGTTGTGAAAAGTGTTCAGGTCAGATAGTAGATAATTGTGTGACTTATGTTAGTGGGGGCCAATGTAAAGAAGGGTCCTATAATGGTATAGCCGCTTACGTAGATTGTAATTATGTTATTTAATTATTTACATGAATTAATATTTGATTAAGTTTAAGAAGTTATGGCAGAAAACAATATGACAATTTTTCAAAGGTTAACTAACCTTTTTGGTGCTGAGGGACCTCAGGCACCTAAACGTAGTTATAGTTTTGATAAAAAAGATATTTTAAAAACTACATCTAAAGCTGATTATGACCGTACTAAATTAGAACTACAACAAGGTCAGTATTTAGCTAATCAATGGCAGAAAATAGAATCACAACTTTATTCTCAGGCAGTTTATTATGAACCTACTAGATTAGCTTCTTATTATGATTATGAATCTATGGAGTTTACTCCAGAAATTTCAGCAGCTTTAGATATTGTATCTGAAGAAGCTTGTACCATTTCTGAAAGAGGTTACATGTTGAACATATATTCAGAATCTAAAAGAATAAAAGCTATACTAGGCGATTTATTTAATAACGTTTTAGACATAGAATCTAACCTACCAATGTGGGTAAGAAACACATGTAAATACGGTGATAATTTTGTTTACCTTAAAATTGACCCCGAAAAAGGTATTGTGGGAGCAAGTCAATTACCTAACATTGAAATTGAGAGAATCGAAAAAGGTATGAACACTTACCAAACTAACCATACTGAATCTGAAGAGAGAGAAGTTAAATTTATATGGAAGAATAAAAATATGGAATTCAATACCTGGGAAGTAGCACATTTTCGTTTACTTGCTGATGATAGAAGACTTCCTTATGGGACTTCTATGTTAGAAAAATCTAGACGTATATGGAAACAATTACTTCTAGCAGAAGACGCTATGTTAATATATAGAACTTCTAGAGCTCCTGAAAGAAGAGTATTTAAAGTCTACGTTGGTAACATGGAAGACCAAGACGTAGAAGCTTATGTACAAAGAGTAGCTAATAAATTTAAAAGAGACCCAATTGTAGATAAAGATACTGGAAATGTAGATTTACGTTACAATCAAATGGCTGTAGACCAAGATTTCTTTATACCAGTTAGAGATTTAGCTGCACCTAACCCTATAGAAACTCTTCCTGGAGCCACTAACCTTGCAGAAATTGCGGATATTGAATATATACAGAAAAAACTATTAGCGGCTTTACGAATACCGAAAGCTTTTCTTGGTTTTGAAGATGTGGTGGGAGAAGGTAAAAATTTAGCAATTCAAGACATTAGATTTGCTAGAAGTATTAATAGGATTCAAAAATCTATAATACAAGAACTTAACAAAATAGCGATAATACACCTTTATATGTTAGGGTTTGAGGAGGAGTTAGGCAATTTCACTTTAGGTCTTACTAACCCGTCTACCCAGTCTGAATTATTAAAGATTGAACAATGGAAAGAAAAAATTACTTTATATAAAGACGCTGTTACTGACCCAGGTTCTGGTATACAAGCTGTATCCGCTACTTGGGGTAAAAAACATATACTTGGGTTCTCGGACGAAGAAATTAAATTAGACTTACAACAACAACGTATAGAAAAAGCGGTAGGTGAGGAATTAAATCAAACTGCTACAATTATTAAAAATACTGGAATATTCTCCAATATAGACAAACTTTATGGTGAAATGAAACCTGACGAAGGTGGTGCTGAAGAAGCCGCTGCAGGTGGAGAAGAAGAATCTCCAGCTGATACAGGTTTAGAAGGTGGTATGGATGAGACCCCACCTACAGACTTAGGTGGTTCAGACACCGAAGCGGGAGATACACTAGCTGAAAAAAGAAAAAAAGAATTACCTCTAATTTTAGAAAAACTAGATAACAATAATTTTAATGTTGATAAAGGAAAAGATAATTTAAACGAAGTCGCCAACAAAATAGAAAGTTTATTAAGTGAATAGATATTTATTGCAAAAATAAATTAATATGTTCGGTATAGTAAAAAACAAGTTAGATAACATCTTAGTAGAATCCTTTAATAGTAAAGGACAGTTTAAAAAAATTTTTCACGAATCTATGTCAGCTTTAAAAAGTAACAAAACTAGTAGAGAATTTTTTGTTATCTATTCACAGTTAGAAAATAAAAAAATTAGTGACCCAGTTAAAGCAGAAAAATATCTTAATGAAACTTTAGATTTTTTAAAAGAAAAAAAGAAACATCTTAGACTAAAAAAATTAGAGACTACTCTTAGTAAATTTAATAAATTTCAGAAAAAAAATAGGAATCCCTTATACGAAAATTTGGACATTTTAATATTCTCAAATAATGCTTTAGATATTGAAAAAAGAATAGAAGCTAAAAATAATATTTTAAAATCTATTATGGAAGTAAAAAAAGAATTTGTTACTGAATCTAAAATCCCTAATTCATTATTAATAAACTTATCTACCAAAAAATTTAATGAAAAATTTTCTAATCTAACTGAAAGTGATAAGAAAAAATTTAAAGAATTATTCAATACCGATATTAATAATTTAGAAAATAAAATGAGCTCTTTGGTTGAGGAGGTTACTGGAAAAATAAATACTTTAATTAAAAATACCGAAGATAAAAATTTACTAACTAAACTAGAAGAGACAAGAAAAAAAATTATCGAGAGTAAAACAAGTAAAGTTTCTTTTTATAAAATAAAACAATTAAACAAAACACTATAATATGAATTTTATACAAAATATGTTAAGTAGTGAAGGTAAGATTTCTAGTAAAAGATTTGTTACTTTTACATGTCTATTATTTATGATTATCGGATATACCGCTAATCTATTTTGGGATTTTGATGTTAAAGATTCGTTATTTGAAGCTTTACAATGGATTGTAATGGCAGGATTAGGATTTACCGCTTCAGAAAATTTTGCAGGTAAGAAAGAAGAACCTAAAGAAGACCCTTCACCGTCACACACCACCATTACCCACGAATACGATTATGGGGACGAAGAGGAAGTCTAAAGTTAATTTTGACAAAAATATTAAATGCTATTATAATTATGTATAATAGCATTTTTTATGAAAACAGGAAAACAATTTAAACTTAATCTTAATCCTAATTTTAGGACATACTATGGGAGTGTGGATTACAAAAAACCAAAATCAATATACGTTAATATAGCTTCTTGGTTCTCACCTTTAGAGGAAGAAGAAAACTGGGAACGAATAGTAGGGCAACTCAAAAGACAAATAAAATACACAATTACTGACGTACCTATTACCGACTATTTCTTATCGAATAAACATATTGTGGATTTAGATATAAGGACTAGTGGAATTAGAAAAAATAAACGTAGTTACATGAATTGTGAAATAACTCTTTTTCTTAAACAAGAGGAAGATATAAAATCCAACGGAATCAAAGTCCTTGTAAAAGACCTACTAAATGATATTATAAGTAAAAATTTGACTACATCCAAAAAATTTAATTTCTATTTAACTAAAAAATAATAAGAGAAGTTTTATTAACACTTTACTATTTATTGGTAAAGAGGAAAATGGAAATAATAAAACCTGGAAAAGTAGGCACTGGAATTCTTATAGAATACGATGCAGGACACATTTCACCAAAAAATACCTTTAATAAAAAAATAATTAAAGAAATGGAAGATAGGTCAATCCAACAAGGACCTATTATTTTTCATGCCATATTACAAAAAAGTGGTGTTGAAAATAGAAATGGGAGAGTATACCCAGATAAGATATTAAGAAGAGAAGTAGAAAACTATCAGTCTTTGATAGAAAAAGGCAGTGCCTTATCAGAATTAAATCACCCAGAATCATCTTTAGTAGATTTAGAAAGAAGTTCTCATAGAGTAATAGAAACTTTTTGGGAAGGTAATATCCTTATGGGTAAATTAGAAATATTAACTTCTCCAGCTTATCACGATACTGGAGTTTTATCTTGTGTCGGTGACATCGCAGCTAATTTATTAAGACACGGAGTTACTCTAGGAATTTCATCTAGAGGTGTAGGTTCTTTAGAAAGAGAAAATGGTCAAAACATGGTACAGGATGACTTTGAATTAATATGTTTTGATTTAGTATCATCACCATCTACACCAGGAGCATACCTTTTTAAAAATTTAGAAGATAAAGAAATTTATGATGAATCTTTAAGTCATGAAACTAATAAAGAAGAGTTAACAAGTAACGCATTAAGTGGTTCATTAAACTTAATGAATAAATTAGATAATTTTTTATCTGGGTATTAAAATTACTTTTTCTTTTATATTTCATGTGTGATGGGAATTTTTCCCACGTTCATTATATTTATTAACAAAGATAAACATAAAAAGCGCTAATAAAAAAATTAACATGGCAGATAATAAATCAGTCCTAGAACAAGCTTTGTTAGAGGCACAACAGTTAGAAGAAGCTGTTAAATCTAATGCAAAGGGAATACTTGCAGCTACTATGAAGCAAGAAATCGAAGAATTAGTTAAAGAATCTCTCACTGAACAAGAAGAAGACGACTTCGTAAACGTAAAAGATACGGAAGAAGGAGAAGAATTTGATTTTGATGATGGGGATTTTGATGACGAAGAAGATGAAGACCTAGAAAATGAGGTAAGCGTTAATTTACCTGACGAAGAAGAAGCAATGGTATCCATGAGTATGGATGCGGATGAACCACTCGACCTAACCCTTGCGTCCGATGAGGAAGTATTGAAAGTTTTCAAAGCTATGGGAACTGAAGACGGAATTGTTGTTACACAAGATGGGGACACAATTGATATTGAAGACCAGGAAGCTGGTACTGAATATAAAATTGAGTTGGCCGAGAATAAACTTAACAGTTTCCGAGGTTTAATAAACGAAGGAAGCTACAAGTCTGATAAACACGAATCAGTTATTGATGATGAATCAGATGATGAAATCAAAGAAGGTATGAAAAAAGACATGTATGAACTTAAAATGAAAGACGAACCAATGTACGAAGTCGAACTAGAAGAAGATGACGTTACAGCGGAAGACCTTGAAGAAATGATGCAATCAAAGAAAGACCGAAGAGATGAAAGAGGTGGTATGAGAAAATATTACGGTGAAAACCCTGATGGTTTACATTCTACAGGTCGTAAAAATGTACAAGGTTATAATGCTAGAGAAGACGAATCTTTAGGTATGTCACATGCACATGAAGCACATGGAAAAGATTTGGAAGAACTACGTCATAAAGAATCTCATGAAGCATATGAGCGAGAAATGAGAGAAGGACACTACGGAATGAACAAAGGTAATAAATATCATAGACATGATGTTGATGGTCACGAAAAAGAAGCCGGAGAGTACGGAGCATATATGGGAGAAGGTCACGATGAAGAACATCATGAAGCATACGGTGTAGATAAAGAAGCTAATGAAGGTCATTATGGAAAAGAACATCATGAAGCATACGGTGTAGATAAAGAAGCTAATGAAGGTCATTATGGAAAACAAGGTGATATGGAAGAAGCTTCAAGAACGTATGGTTTTGGTTCTGAATCTGGAAGAGGTTTGAGAAAAGCCATTACTCCAAATAGGAACTATGTATACCCGATGAATGAATCAACTAAGAAACACATCAATAACATCATAAGAACTGCAAAACAGTTACAAGAAGAAAATCAGGCTTACAGAGAGAAAAATAAAGAATATAGACAAGCGCTTAAATTGTTTAGAGAAAAACTCAACGAGGTAGCTGTGTTTAACGCTAATTTAGCTTATTCAACTAAGTTATTTACTGAGAACACAACAACTAAAAAAGAGAAAATCAATATTCTTAGACGTTTTGATAACGTAAAAACTCTCAACGAAAGTAAAAACTTATTCACTAATATTAATCAAGAACTTGGTTCTAAGGTTAATAAATTGAACGAGTCGGTTCAAAAAACCATTACTAAAACTCCATCAGGAGGGTCATCAATTAATTTAATTGAGACTAAAACTTATGAAAATCCACAAATCGCAAGAATGAAGGATATCATGAATAAATTATAATTAAATAAACGCTAACTAAAAAAAATATTAAAATGGGAGCATTATTAGAATCAGGTATGGTCGGAAACATAGGTTTAAAACACCTTAAAGTTATCCGCGAAGATACTATTGGAAAATGGAACAAGCTTGGGTTCCTTAACGGATTAAATGGGCACACAAAAGAAAACGTTGCTCAATTATACGAAAATCAAGCTACACACTTAATTAACGAGGCTACGTCATCTGACGCTTCAGGTTCGTTTGAAACAGTTGTTTTCCCAATCATTAGAAGAGTATTCTCTAAATTATTGGCAAACGATATCGTTTCTGTACAAGCTATGAACTTACCAATTGGTAAATTGTTCTACTTTGTACCTAAAATTTCTGAAAGAACTACAAACGCTGCTGGTAAAGGTGGTGACCCTGCTACAGGTATGGCTGGTCATACTAACCCAATCGGTTCAGGTTTAGGTAATGATACTACAACTTTTGACCCAGTTGACCTTTATGACGCTTACTATGAAAATGGTAGAGATGGTTTATTTGACCGTTCAAAAGGAGCTTTTTCAGCTGTAACTAGACCAACAACAGTTCAACAATGGAACACAGCGGGTACAGCATTCCAAGATGCAGCAACTATTGCAGCAGCATATCCTGGATTAACTGCTTGTACTGACGGTGGTGTTAGAAGTGTAATTGTTAAATTAGAAGGGTTCTCTACTGCAGGTGCTGGTAAATTAATCGGACCTAACGGTAATGAAATGGACACTGAAGAGTTTTTATCTTCATTAGAGTTTTTCTCTGATTCAGATATAGCATGTTGTGCAAACACAGGTAAGACTTACATTACATCAACTACTAAAATACCATTTAGAGTAGTAACTCAAAAATATGGTAAAGCTATTGTACAGTATGGTTCTACTAAAGATACAACATTCCCAGGTGGTTCATATGAAGATATCTGTGATGTTGACGGAGCAATCTGGATTGGTTTAGATTTATCATGTCCAGCATGTATTGACTGTAACTCAGTTGATGGTTATATGGGAGCTTTCATTGATGGTTCAGGTATACAACCTACCTTCCAAGCTCAGTACAGAATTTACCAAGATTTGGAATTCGAAACTGAATTAGCTGAAGTTTCTTTTGACCTTGACGCAGTTACTGTATCGGTTACAGAAAGAAAACTAAGAGCTCAATGGTCACCAGAATTAGCACAAGACGTTAGTGCATTCCATAACATTGATGCTGAAGCTGAATTAACAGCTTTATTATCTGAAGAGATAGCAGCTGAAATCGATAGAGAAATCTTGAGAGACCTTAGAAAAGGTGCAGCATGGCAACTAAGATGGGATTACAACGGATGGAAGAGATTCTCAGCTGGTCAAGCACCATACACTCAAAAAGATTGGAATCAAACATTGATTACTGCGATTAACCAAATCTCAGCTCAGATTCACAAGTCTACATTGAGAGGTGGAGCTAACTGGATTGTATGTTCTTCTGAAGTTTCTGCAATTTTTGACGATTTAGAATACTTCCACGTATCTAACGCGTCTCCAGAGCAAGACCAATATAACATGGGTATCGAGAAAGTAGGTTCACTTTCTGGTCGTTACACAGTATACAGAGACCCTTACTTCCCAGCAAACAAATGTTTGTTAGGTCACAAAGGAACATCTCTACTTGATACTGGTTATGTATACGCACCATACGTACCATTACAACTTACACCAACAATGTATAACCCATTCAACTTCGCACCAATCAAAGGTATTATGACCAGATACGCGAAGAAGATGGTAAACAACAGATTCTATGGTCTTATCACTATAGATGGAGTAAGAACTTTCGATATCAGAGAGTTAAGATAATAAGTATTATATACTTTATCATAATAAAAACCCCTCTAATGAGGGGTTTTTTTTTGTCCAATAATTTATTAAGAATATACATTTAATGTGGAATAGGTCCACCATGCACCTATTGACCATTGAAATTTAGCCGTATGGGTGGTAGATACCGCACCATATTTTGTATTAGGACATAATAAAGTTCTGTGATGACCTGGTGAGTTAATCCATTGCTGAAGAATTTTTTCACTTTGTTCTTCATCTGTTTCATAGTTATACCTGTCTGTTACTGCACAATTTTCTTTAGTTAAACCCCACAAAACATTTTCTAATAAAAGTCTGTCACCTCCCGAATATGTAGAATCACTACCTACTTGAAAATGTGTACAGTCTCCCAGTTCCATTAAATACTCATTATGGCCTTTAGAAGCTTTCCACACATTTTGGTCCCATATCCAAGAATCCAAACCATTAGAATTTCTATAATCGTTTATTTTTTTAAATAAAAGAAAATCTAAACTAGTTTGAGCAAAAAGACCAAAGCTAAATAAAATAAATGTTATTAAGGTTAAAATATTTTTCATATGTATCATAGTGTTTTAATTATTATAGTACAAATATAATGAAAAAATATTAAACTACCAAATTAAAATAAAAGATTATTGTCTATAATCTGCGGGTGGATTACCAAAGTAATTAGCTTGATTGACCACTTGAAATTTAAGTGTTTGAGAATACGTATTGATTTCTAAGTCCGATATTGCTTGTATATCTAAATAATATTCGTTAGGTACCATATCACCAGTGTCTATTAAAAAATAATTTTGATTGTTAGCTCTGTTAACTTTGGTCCATGGGTGAGTCTCTACTTCTGTTGTCCCTTGTTTTACGTACATTCTATAACGTATGTTAGATATGGGTTGGGGTACTTCTGTCGAGTATTCTTTTCTAGCCGAAACAATTACTTTTCTAATATCACCGTTAACTACCTTCTCATCTCTCTTTATTCCAGAAACTGAGTAACCGTAGTGTTTAGGTAAACCTACATGTGTCCCGATTTCAAAATACTGAGAATTAGCTTTTAAAGTAAACTTGTTATTAATGTCAGTTTGACAATTACCATCAATAGATAATCCAGACCACCTATCTGTAAAAATACATGGTGTAGAGTAGGTGTCACACGGTATTGAAAAACAAATACAATAAACTCCTTTAGTGACTTGAGAAGCCTCTAATGTGTACAATAAATCACCTGAACTATTATAGATTGTTACTGTAGGAAGTGTATCTAAATTAACGGGTACACCACCAGCATTAACATACAAGTACAAACAATTAGTTTTACCTTCATAAAAGAAATTTCGAGCATCGTCTATATAGTCATGATAATTAGTTTCTAAATAAGGTTCGTAGAACGTTTGAGTATACATAGTAAAAAATCCAGTAGAGTAACTTTCAGTTAATCCAGTTAAAGCTTCTATTTCTTTCACATAACCTATAGCGTAACCAACACTAGTGTAACCAGTTCCCCCAGTTAAAATAGCGTTTATCTCATTAGTCATATCGAATTCTATGTTCTCATTACCATTATCAAAAGATTGTGTTGCGATAACAGTAGGTGTACATGAACTAAAACTATACCAATCATAAGCACCGTTAGTACACCACGCGTTAATGGTACTTTCGTAGTACCAATTACTGGGTCTAGTAGAAAATGACTTATCGTCTAAACCAGACCATTCACTTCCAGTATCTACATAGTCGTAACCTACACCTTCTGACCAGGTACTTGCACTAGTAACACCACTTAATTTAATTAAAACTAAATCAAAAGATGTTGCTCTTTTATTACCTTTAGCAGTTGTGGTGTTTAATAATTCTTTATCAAAAGTTGAGGTGTTAACCATTCTTAAAGTATGTGTGGCTGCACTGTTTAGACACCCACCTTCTAGATTAATTGTTTGGTCTTGGTATTTCTCTTTTAAGTCATTTAAATTTAAGTCAAATATGAACCTACTAAAACTGTTATTTATACGTTGTCTAGTATAACCAGTTATAGAAACTCCATTGTCGTCTATACAACTATCGGTTGGGTTCTGTGTCTCTACACAAACAAATCTGGAAACCCCACCCCCGTAAAAAATTTCAGTAACTGGATTTTTAGCTGTATTAACCTCACTATTAGATATTAGTGTGTTGTTCTTACTAAAATATGACTTATGAGTACTCATTATTCTCTTTACTAATAAATATCTAGTTAATTCTTATATTCTCATTCAAAAAAGTCTTACTATTAAAGAGGGTTCTAATTTCACTTATAAGGTCTGGATTCTTTGCGGCGGTACCCGCATTTCCATGTTCGTGAGTTGCTAAAAAGTCTACAATTTTAGATAAAAGTTTAACTAGTTGTTCACCTCTAACTAAAGGTTCTGTTTCATTAACATCCATTTTAACTAAATTTTCTTGGTCAATTCCTACATTCTGACCTGTTTCAGGCCTATTTAAATTTACGTTATTAGGGTTGTTAGAATTTTTACCTGGAATTGTACTATCATAAGAGTATAATAATATTTTATTACTCATAGCATTAATTATACCTTGTCTTTTTTTCTCATTTTCACTAGTACTTATGATATCGATATCAGTTTTTTTAGGGTCTGGTTGCGGGTCTTCTTTATTTATTAGACACGCTGACCCTACGGTAATATCAATACCACTAATATTAACACCATTAATAACGTTTGTACTAATTCTTTTTTTCTCATCCTCACCTCTAGTATAATAATTATATAATTTGTACGATGGTCTAAAATAAAAAGGGTATAAATCTAATGTTTGATTAGTGGGTGAGGGTTCACCTACTTCACCCGTAGTAACTAACTGACCACTTTTAACGTACCAGGGTTGGAGAAGACTGGGTAATCCTTCTTCAGAAGGAGGAGACTCTATACTTTGATTTTCCATTCCAGCAGTTTCTATTAAAAATCTATTAATCAATGAAGTTACCCCACTAATTGGTTGGTTACCGAATTTAATAGTCGCAGATATCTTATCTGGTGTGGGGTTACCGTTAGGATTAAACGGTGTGCCAACTCCAACATCCAAATTAGTAGGCCCTTTATCACCTACCCACTCCGTACCATCTGGTGCCACTTGGTACAAGTTTATTTCACCAGTCAAATTTTCTTCCGACCAAACAGTATCTTCACCATAAACATCATACTCTACCAACCATTTTACTTTTTCTTTTACAGCTTCTATTTTTTCTATTGTCTCCTTAACTAAATTTAGTTCTGTTGAAAAATTAGTAAGTTGTACAGTAGTTACTTCTTTATTGTTTGTGGGAAAATCTGGGTCCTTTTCATTAGGTTCGAATTTTCCTGCTCTTAGAACAATTTCTCCACTTCTATTTTTTTCACCACTAAATATAATATCACTATTATTTCTACCATCAATAGAAATATGTTGTGGTGAAGCAAAAACTTTGGAGGACGAATCAGATTGTGTTATATTCTTGGGTCCCTGAACCCTAACTCCTTTGGTAGTACCTTTTCTACCGTTTGCAGAATTTTGATATTCTAAGTCCTGTGGTGCACTAATTAAAGGTCCTATATAAAAATTATTAGAGAATTCATTCTCAGGATTCATTAAAATTATTTGTACACTCTCATCAGGTTTTGGTACTTGATTTATAAATAAAGGTAACATAGGTAAAACAACGTATGGGTCTAACTTAGACCAATAGACTTTACTCTCTAATGCCAATTTTTTTTCATTATCACTAGACCATGTTATGCCTTCATCTATTAAAATTTTAGTATACTCAGCATCCGCACACACTGAATGATTTTCTTCTGGGCAGTGTGTGTCCATAATAGCACGTATTCTGCCAGCTCTTGCGGGGTCTTCATTATCTAAACAAACACCAAAATTAAATACTTTACTCATGAGAACCTACTCTTTTTTTATATTCATCATACAATTTATTGTAATCCGCTTCTAAAGCATCTATCTGGTAAGTTATTTCAATAACTCTAGATTTATCACTTTCGAATCTTTCTTTTAAAAAAGTTAAAGCTTTGTATAAATCTACATTAGATGCGTTTTTGTAATCTTCTATTGTCTCTTTTAAATTCATATTTTTTTATTTAAAGTGGAATACCTACACCACTTCCTCTTTCAGTAACACCTGGACCTGCAGCTGTTTGAACGTTTTGTGGGTACGTAACTATTTTAGTTTTACCGTTCTCTAATCTTTCTTTTTCAACACCTTTTATCATACTGAAAGCCATTATAACATTTTGATTAGGAGAACCATCAGGGTGTGGTTCCGTACTTATACCTGATTTTTGAAAATTTTCTAAGACATTTTGAAATGCTCTTACATCACTAAAACCTGGTCTTGCTTCTGCAGCGAATACTAGATTGTTGGGTACGTTGATGGGTGGCACTGGGGGTATCTTTATATACTTTAATAAAGTATCTAATATACTCCTACAATCTCCGAGATTATCCAAAGAATCAACAGCAGAAAGTAAGGTTTGAATTAAAGAATTAATTATTGCAAGTTGTTTTTGGTGCTTTTCTTTTATTACCTCTTGTAAAATGTCTTTAACTAATTTTATTATATATTTTTTAATTTCTTGCCAGATAAACTCTAAAATTATATCTTTTAACCTTTTTACTATTTTCCAAATAAGTCTAAAAAACTTTTTAATAAAATCCATAATATCAAAGTTTTCTAAAAACTCTCCTATCGCTTTTAAAGCTATAGCAAAACCTAAAATAACTTTAGGTGTTAAAATTAAACTTATCAAAATTAAGGGTAATTTCTTTAATATATTTAAATCAAAATCTGCTTGTAAAGCTGGTAATCTGAAACTTAGTCCTTTGGAGCCATCTACAGTCATTCCTTGTACAGCGGCTTCCATACCAGAGTTTATTTGCATACCTTCTAGACCAAAATTACCTTCACTTAATAACGAATCTATAATTCCGTTTAATTCATCCACGTCGACACCACCCTCAATATCGTTACATGTTACAAATTTAATTAGTCCTTTAAGTTTTAAATTTGTTTCTTCTTCTATATTTCTTAGGTCTTGTGGACCAAAATCCCAAAAGTCAGTGTTAGCACCTGGTATATCTTCAGCTAAATGCCCTATACCCGACGAATTAATTGGGGCTCCCGTAGAACCGTCACCATCATCGTCACACAAAGCCATTAATTTATCTATTACTTTACCAAATTTACCTTTTAACTCTACTTCTCTACCACTTAAATCCGCTTGAATACTTAAAAATCCAGATAAGGAATCTAGTAAAACACCTAAAAAATTTTGTCCTTCAAATATTTTTATAGAATCATAGTAATCTCTTAAAAATTCTACTAATTTTCTATCGTTTTGTGGTAATATGGTATTATCATCAAAAGTATCATTATAACCTACGGGTCTTATTATGTAATTTTCATTACCATCAAACTCTATAGTGAACAGTCTTTGTCCAGAACCACCTAAATAATCTTGTTGTAGTGTTGGGTTTTCTAGTCTTTGAAATAATTCTTTATTAGTTGAATATGGTATTTGACCAGTACTTGGGTCTAACTTTTCATATGTAGCTTTACCCACATTACTGGTTGGCGAGTTTTTAAGTAATCTAAATGGGTCTATACTTTTTATAGGTATTTCCATAGCGTTAGAATCAACACCAGTTGTGGAATTAGAGGAAGGTATTGTAAAGTTAACATTACAATTTATAAATTTGACTAGTTCCTCAAAAACTACTTCCTTACATTCATCAGCTAATTGAGGTGTCTCCTTACCAAGTTTTTCTCTTAAATCTGTAATAGCTTCATTACCCCCAGTAGTTTTAATTAAATCCATAAAGTAAGTCAACATATTAGCACCTTCCTCCTGAGTACTTTCCATAGAACTCATTAGACTATCTAAATTAACTTGTTCTTTTAATGAATCTATAGCGTCATTAGTATTTTGAAGGTTTTGAATACCATCTAATCCTTTACGTTTACTATCTGAAATATCTTGTGCCATTACATTTTATATTCATCTTTTTTATCATCCTCATCTTTTTTATTTAAAAGTAGATTTAAAGATTCACGGTCATCTAACGATAAGGTGCCCAGAGAGTCTGCGTCACCTATCTGTTTTTGAGTTAAGGTACTTTGTATTTTAGCTAATTGAATTTTTTTCTCTAATGAGGAGTCTATTACTTTTTGTTGTTCTTTTATGACTGGACCTAACTGTTGTAAGTCGTCAGCTCCTTGCATAAAACCTAACATCTTGTTTTGAATACGAATTGCAGTAGTTCTTTGTTCCACACATTCATTATATATTTCTTGTAATAGTGCTAGGACACTTTCATTATTTAATTGTATATCTTTTTTTTTGGGTCTAGGCATAATACATTGTTTTATATTAAATAAATACCAGTAATGATGAAAGCCTATTCTCCCGAGTCATCTATGACACCCTTATAGATTACTTTGAACTTTTTTAAAGAGTTACGTATTTCTTTAGTCGAAAGATTTGTCATCTCTCTTAAATTTAAGAGCACTAAATTTTTATTAAACTTATTCCCCTCACCGTGAATAAATATTTCATCATAATTACTAAAAACTTCTATTAAAGCTGAACCTATCTTTACCTCATTTTCATTTAAATGAGTTGTAGACATAAATTCCTCAATACGGTCTATTAAGTCTATAAAAAATTTAGAATGGTCGGTTGGTCCGTCATTATGGATATAGTATATTTGGTCTTCTCTGGTTTCCAAAGAAGTAGAGATATCTTCATATGAAATGTTTCTATTCTGGTGTTTTTGGTCTTTTATTATTTGACCCATCAAATAGTTTTTACAAATAGTACCAAAATAAGAATAAGCTTTTTTACCTTTAGCTGGTTTGAATTTATCTGCTTTAGTTATTAAGAAAGATAAAACATCAGCGTGTATATCTCTAAATTCTTCACCTTTTCTATATAATTTATACCTCCTAATGATACTGTCTATCATTTTATTTAAAGGTGAATATAGATGTTTATTATATATTTGATTTTTTTCAGTTAGAGTAGTAGCTGTTAAAAACATGCGAACCGCAGCTTCCTGTGGTTCACCAAAATACATAGTATTTTTAGATTTAGGCCTTGGCACTACACTGTCTCTGGTTCGTATTTTATTCCTCTATCGGTAGTAAAAAAGTATTCTTTCTTTGCTGACTCAATCCAAAAATTAGCCTCATCAGAACTAATTTTTTTAGATTCATCATACCTATAGTCCCAAAATAAAGAACCACTTCTCATATTGGTGTGTTTATAACCTACTTTAGGTATCGTAAATATTTTTACATCATTATAAGTAGCTCTTAAAAGTAATTCATAAACAAAGGTTAGTTTCATTGATGGTTTAAAACCACCTATTTCTTCAAATTTTTCTTTATCAATTACAAGACCACTGGTTTGGAAATTAGGATACCTTAGAAGACATGCATTATCTAGATAACCCATTTTATCACTAAAATTCATTGCCCAAACAGCTTCATTAGTAAAGTTTATAAATTCTCCTTCGTCTGTCACGTCCACCACTAAAGGTAAAAATATGTCTACATCATTATAGTGTGAAGAATATTTTTCTACATTATTAAACCAAATATTTGAATATTCATCATCATATTCTAAAATAGAAAACCATTTAGTTTTAACTTGGGATGCTCCATAATTAATCTGGGACATATAATCTGTTTCACCTTCATTTTCTACGACTTCCACATTTAATTCTTCAAAGTTAAAATTATCTAAATAATTTTTTAATTTATCGTCTTTAGACCTTACAATCAAAATGTTTGAAGGTACTGAAGTTTGACTTTTTAGACTTTTTACACAGTTGATAAAGTAGTTATTAAATTTTTCATCTATCTTATGTAGTGGGATAATTACTGTTATATTTTCCATTTTATTTTTCTTCTTTTAAAGTAAATTTATTTAAAGCATTTTCTAATTCTTTTATTTTTTCTTCTTCTACCTTACCAAAAAATTCTAGTAATTGAGCAGTAGTATTTTCTACAGTGTAAGGTTCTATAGTTTTATCCATTTCTTCCAGTAGTTGTTCTGGTAATGAATCTTCTAACCATGTTTTAATGTAAGCTTGGATAATATCTACAATTTGTGTAGACTCGTAAGTCCAAAAACCGTTTTCTTCTTTCAGCCAATCTGGTTTTAAGTTAGGAATTTTACCAATTACTGGAACACCAGTTTTCATACATTCTAGAGGGAAAGTACCAAAACCTGATATGTCATCCACCCAAACACCAACACACATTTCATTTAAAGTGTTAGCGAAAAATTCTACTGACATTCCTCTCATGTCTCTAAACGTTATCCATTTAAATTGTGGGTACTTAGCGTAAAAAGTTTTTACAATTTTCATAGTATCTCTAGGGTCTCTAGTATGTATCCCAATTATTGGTTGACCTGGTAATTTTTGATTTTTGAATACAGGAGAAATATTTGGTGTTATCACCGAAACATTCATTTGTGGGAAAACACTGTTAATGTACTCTTTTGATGTTTGTGAAGTTGTTATAGCGTAAGTGTAACCATAGTTTATCCATTGGACTCCAGGTTGTAACATTTCAAATATATAATCATAAGATTGACATAAAACAATTTTTGTACATGCCATATCTTTAGTTTGTTCCATTACGTGACCAAACAATTCAGGTACTACAAGTATATCTTCTGGACCCACTTTTAGTTCACCCGTTTCTACACAAGCATGTGGAAGTTCAGCGAATTCTTCACCTAACCAATCCTCTATAGATAACCACTCTGGATTACCGTCTTTAATTTTATAATCTTTTTTCTCATGTAAGATTATTGCGTCATATCCATTTTCTCTTAATGTCTTAACTAACCCATAGATATATGAAATTGAAGCTTTTGGATTACCTTTAGTATCTTGAGTAAGGAAATATAACTTACCTGTTTTATTTTTTACTAGGTTTAAAGCTTCTTCTATTTTTTTAAAATTTTTGTCGTCTGCCATTTTAGTTTAATTAACTTCTTTTATTATTTTATATTCGATTAATGTATTTAATGCTAATTTAAAGGGAAATGTAGAATTATCAAGACTTTTATAACCCATTTTATCATCAATTTGTTCGTCCCCTGTAAATATAACATCTAGTAAGGTTCTTAATGTTTCATATTTTGCTGCGTTTATAGCTAATCCAGAGGACTCCACCTCTTCTTGAGTGGTATCTAAGGTAATCTCCGACATTAGTCTTTCAACGTCTACAACCATTTTCACACCCATAATATTCACTTGGAAATCTTTAAGCGAGTTCGTTTCTTTCAATATACTCATTTTCTACTAATTCTTTAAATGAAGTGACTTTAATTATTTCATTGTTTTTAACGTCACTTTCTTTTTTATTTACTGTAATATATGTACTTTCACCTACATTAATAATGTTTTCGTTGTTAGTTATGATAATGTCAGCTTCTTTGTTAACATTAATATAATCTTTTAAAGGAAAAAATTTAACGTTATCTATTAACAAACCCATTCTAGCTAAAAACATTAAAGTAGCTGGTTTGGACTTTTCAATCTCATTAGAAAAAATAGTAAGATTATGTTCGTCCCTATACTTTTTATAAAATTCATTTAACATAAAAGAAATACCATCTTCTGTTTCTGAAGCATAACCGAATATTCTCATAGGTGCTTCCACATACATAAACTCTATCAGTTCATCACCATTCTCAACACCCAGGTATTTTTGTAAGTCTTGACCATCATAATCCTCAGTAAACTCTTTTTCTGGATTATCACTTTTATAGACTTGAATGGTTTTAGTGTTTATATCTCTTATTATATTATTTAATTCTATGTATATATTTTTTTTCATTAATTACAATTTAGTTAAATTATAGTACTTGTAAACTATTAATAACCTGTTAATAATGTTAATACTTCATCTATAGCTTCATGACGATGATTGTCTTCTAAAACAGATTTAAAAACAAATTCAGAATCTTTGATTTTTGGAATTTCATGAATTGCAGAATAATTTTTGTCTTTTAAATCTATTTGTTGGTTATCACCACAAAATATCATAGTAGAATTTTTTCCTAACCTACCTAAAGCCATGTTTAATTGAGACTTAGTTAGGTTTTGAAATTCGTCTACTATAACAACACAATTTTCAAATGTCCTTCCTCTAAAATGTGCTAAAGAAACAAGTTCAATACTCTCATCCTCTTCCATTTTTTCTAATATCGTGGGTTTATTATAAACCTTTCTCATATTACTTCTAATAGGTACCAGCCAAGGCTCCATTTTTTCTTTTTCAGAACCAGGTAAAAAACCATTATCTTCAGTAGAAACTGTGGGACGAGTTATTATAATTTTATTTACCATTCTTTTAAAAAACATATCTAATGCTGTTTGACAAGCTAATAACGTTTTTCCAGAACCAGCTTTACCCACAATAAAATTAAAAGGATGGGTTAACATTTCTGCTTTAGATAACTTTTGTTCTTGAGATAAAGTTATAGAAAATCTTACAGGTCCTTTAGGTGGAACTTTATCAATGTTTTGTTTTGCCATTTTTTTTTATTTAATAACTTATTTCTTGTTTTGCACTGTAAACTTTCATCCAGTGGTCCACCATTTCCTCCATTAACATCTTAAAACTATATTTAGGTTTCCACCCAAGCTCAGTTCTAATTTTAGTAGAGTCTCCTTTTAAATATGGTAGTTCTTCAGGTCTCATATATTTTGGGTTTTGAACTACGTAATCTTCATAATTTAAATCTAAATGTTTAAAAACAACGTCACACATTTCTCTGACTGAATGAGTCTCCATTGTAGAAACAACCCAATCACCAGGTTCATCTTGTTGTAACATAAGATGCATTGCTCTAACATAATCATAAGAGTGACCCCAGTCTCTATAAGAGTCCATATTACCCAGTTCTAGTTTATCTTGTAATCCTAGTTTAATTCTAACTGCCGCTTTTACCACTTTGTTTGTTACAAAATTTGACCCTCTTCTAGGTGATTCGTGGTTAAATAGTATTCCATTAGTTGCGTGTAATTTATAAGCTCTTCTGTAATTTCTAACAATATTATAACCAAATACTTTAGAACACCCATAAGGTGATACTGGATTCATTACTGTAGTTTCTCTTTGAAACCCATCTTCGTCTACAGTTAAACCAAACATTTCCGAAGAACTAGCTTGATAGAACTTAGAGTTTGGACAACTCCTTCTATAGGCTTCTAAAATATTTAAAACACCTAAGGAATTAGTTTGTACTGTAAATTGTGGTATGTCAAAACTAATTCTAACATGTGATTGTGCAGCAATATTATATATTTCGTCAGGTTGTATCTTATCCAAAAGCCTCTCTAACCCTCCTTGGTCTAATAGGTCACCATAATAAGTTTTTATTTTACCTTCTAAATGATTTAATCTAGTATCTTGGTGTTCTGGAGTAGAATTTCTTCTGACAATCCCGTGTACATCATATCCAAGCTCTACTAAGTATTCGGCAAGATAACTTCCATCTTGTCCTCCTATACCCGTAATAAATGCTTTTTTCATATTTTTAATTTATTTGATTCTCTTTTTATTAATATAATCACCAAAGCTCTTTTCGTAAATAGTTTTAATATTATTAGATTATTTATATATTTTTTTAAACACTTCCATTTTTGATAAGTCGGGCCAATCATTTATAACCCATTGTCGGGGTTTAGATTCAATCGCTTTATCTAATTTATCTAAACCTTTTTGAGCTGTTTCTGGAGTCATGTAATAGTGGTAACCTAGAGTATCTATGTCTTGGTCTCTCCAAGGAATGTTGGGGATTCTACCATCATAAGACATTTTTTTAAGGTGGTCAGTGGCTTCTTTATTGTCTGTTAGAATCATTCCTCCACGACCTAATGATAAATGTTTTTGAAATTGAAAACTTAAACACATAAATGTCCCTGGAATATAACTGTTTTTTTTCCATAATACAGCAGCATCAATTATATCGTTGGTGAGATAATAATAATCTTTCCATTCTATATCTTCCCATATTAAATCTATGCCTAATTTTTCCGCTAAAAAAGGGACTGATATGTAAGTCCTATTTGGTACACGTATAAGTTTATCACCATTTCTTCTTAAACACAACTCAATTCCGTGGGTACAACTATCTACAGCTATCCCATAAGGTGCACCAAAAAATTTAGATACCCCTTCCTCAAACTCTTTTACTTTATTAAAACTCATATTATTTAGTTATTGTTTTTTCATTGAAAGACTTATAAAAATTTATATCTTCATTGTATAAATTTTCTATTTTTTCCTTGTATTCGTTATCAGTACGTATAAATTGTATTAGTGACTTTTTCAATAATTGATGTTCACTAATATTTAGAGTTTTTAATTTATGACCTAAGAAATTTTCAAGATTAGTTATGTGTTCTAGTTTAAATATGTTAATATTTTTATAAAAACTTTTAGTCTTTAAATCTCTTATATAATCTACTTGTTGGACTATATGAGGTTCAAAATAACCATATTCAAAAATATAATCAGTAAATTTTTTAAATTTAACAATCTCATCTTTAACCATAAAAAGATTATTTAACTTACCTTTTAATCCATCAGGTAATGGAATCATATGATACCTACCTTTAGGATAATCACTTGTTGATATCATTGACTCTAGGTAACCCGAAACATATCTAATCAAAGGGTCTCTAACTATAGAAATAATTTTTTTATTATTTATCATAGATTCTGGTAAATTTGTAATGTGTCCTAGTTTTGTTAATCCAAATTGGTTTTTTAACGTAGTAGACATACATTTAGGAATACCCATTAAACCTAAATCATACCTACGGTTGTGCCAAACCATACCATTGTGTATTTCGTAAATTTTCATTTATAATATCCAAATTAATATTTTATTTTCTAGCTTTTTCATAATTTTCAACGAACCATTGTACAGTCTCTTTAATTCCTTCTTTAAATGGTTTAAATTTATAATTAGGAAATAATTTTTTTAACTTTGTGTTATCACTGGGTTTACGATATTGCCCGTCTGGTTTATCACTCATCCAAACAACTTGACCTTTAAATTCAAAGGATTCTACTATAGTTTCTACAACTTCTTTTATTGAGATTTCTTCTGACGTAGAAAGTATGATAGGTTCATCGTCATCATACCCACTCTCTAATATTAATTCAGTAAGTTTTGCGATATCTTCACTATGAATAAATTCTCTTAAAGGTGTTCCACTTCCCCACACATAAAAAGGTTTGTTATTTAACTTAGATAAATAACATTTATGAATTAATGATGGTATTACATGCCCATTCTCTATATTAAAATTATCATTAGGTCCGTAAATATTAGTTGGTATCACACATGTGTACTGGAGCCCGTATTGTTCTTTATATGCTCTAACTTGGATGTCCGCCATTCTTTTTGCGTAAGCGTATGCATTATTAGAAGTATGTGGAGGACCTAGATGAATTTTAGATTCAGTTAATGGATACTCTACATTATCTGGAAAAACACAGGTAGATAAAAATACAATTAATTTTTTAACATTAAATTTTCTTGCGGATTCTATGACATTTGTATTTATCATAATATTATCATAAAAAAATTCCCCTTTAAATCTCATATTACTACCTAATCCACCTACTTTAGCTGCACAATGAATTATAGCATCCCATTTTTCTTTAAATACATTTTCAGTATCTTCAGTTTTTCTTAAATCACAGTCTTTTGAAGATAGATGTGTGTAATTTTTACCCACGAATTGTGTTCCGACCAATCCACGGCCTCCCGTTATTAGTATTTTATCCATAGTTTTCATTATCTTAAACAGTTTTTAAAAAATTTAAGGAATATATCCCCATCATATAAACTGTGATTTTTTATTTTTTCATAAGACATCATTTCTAGTAGTTTATCTTTATTATTTAATAACATAGAAATTTGGTCATATATTTCTTCTTTGGTTTGTGTGTGATAATTTAAAAAAGTATTTCCATTAAAATCTTTAGTTATTTCGGAATCTCCAAAATAAATGGGTATGGAATTTACTTTAAACGGGTCAATAATTTTTTCTGAAGTATACCCAGGAGAACAGGAATTTTCAATAGCAATAACAAAATTATAATTTTTAATAAAACCTAATTTATCTTCTCCTACTGTTACATTTTTATTACGTAAACAGTTGCCGACACAATCTACTCTAAATTTTTTCATTAAATCTTTCACCATATCATCTCGGAAAGAAACACAACTACGTTGAAGATAGACAATATCTTTAGGTTTAATGTATTTTTCTCTAGTGTTGTCAATTTCATCTTTAACTTTAAATCCATATTTTCTAAGATACTGAGGCATTCGGAAATTTGTTGGGTAATCGACGTTAAATGGGGTGATACTATAATGTGAAAATTCTATAACTTTATCCCACCCTTTTACCATATCTAATGCTGGATAAGGACGAAATGGAAAATTTTCAGCAGCATAAAATATTTTAATTACATTTTTTTTAGTAAAATATTTATGTGAAGTACCAAAAACACTAAATATTACTACGTCTGGATTATTACTATATTCCACATTAAAATGTCTGTTTAAAAATTCCCCAAATAGAGGGTCAGTAGACGGGTTAAATCCCGGCCAAAAATCAACAAATTTAATTTTAAGTTTATCCATTATTTATGTGTCTCTAAATTTAAACTTATTAAAGTGCCATTTTCTTTATCCATGTGAGGTTTGTAAGATTGTGAGTGGTCATCATTTTTAATATGAACTGAATAATTTCTCCAGTTATATCTTTTTGGTTCTTTAAAACCTATTGATTTTAGTTTTGAATGTAAACTCTTAAAATCGTAAGTTGTTTTATGGTATATGTTTTTACCACCCATTTCCATTTTCCCATATAAAGGACCTAAAAATTCTTTTAGTGGTGTATTTTTATTTAAATATAACCTAGCCATCGCTTCAAAATCTGGAACCGCTAACCGTAAAATTCCTCCAGGTTTTAAAACTCTGTACCATTCTTCTAAAACTTCACTCACTTCTTCCCTATCAAAGTACTCCAATACATGAGAAGCGTAAATTAAATCTACAGTATTATCTTCATAATTTAAATGTGTTATAGAATGACTATCTAAATGGTCGTAATTACCACCATCTATATGTGTCCACTCAGAACCAAAATTCCTCCAACCACAACCCATATTTATTTTTACCATGATATTATATTTTACTATATATTTTTATCGCTCCTTCATATTCACCTTTTAACGTTAATTCACATCTGTCTATTAAAGAATTTTCAGTGCCTCTACCAAAATAAAAAGAGTCCATTAAAACACATTTTATATCCATTTTATTGAATGTGGGTGAACTTAACCATATACCTGAAGATGTAATTACATCACCTTTAAAATTACCTAATAAATCTATATTATTAGTTACAGGCATAATTTCAACACTTAATCTGTTTTTAACTATTTCATGAAATGTAACATTAGAAATCTGAGAATAATTATCGTAATTAAAACACGTTATCCCGAGCTCTTTTAAAAAAATAGATAACAATCCTAATCCAGCACCGTTATCTATAAAATTTAATTTAGAAAATTTATCTAAATTTTTTAAAATATAATCTAATATTGTTATATTAGGTAAAAATAATAATCTTTCAAAGTAGTCAGAAATTTCTTTATTTATATGTTTATCGTTTCTATTTGTATATGTGCCTAGAGTACCGAAGTAATGTTGGTTATCTATAGATTTAGAGGTGGAAAAATAGTCATTATAACAATTTTTTAATTCTTTTATAAACTCTTTAGAAAAACTTTTTTTAATTAAATTTAAATCTATTTCTTTCATTTTATGAACTCTTTATCTAATTTTTGACCTTCATAGGGTCCTGTTTTATATTCATATACTATCGTATCTTCTTCTAATATTTCATATGTGTGACCACCGTAGAGAGTAAAACTCGCATCTCCTGGGCCTAGAATAGGTTCAGCTATTAAACTATCGTCTAGGTCGTAAAATTTACATTTAACACTACCTTTAATTACAATCCAAGATTCTTGAGCTATTTGATTTGGATAGTGTCTATCTTTTGTGATGTGTTTATGGGGTAGAAACGTTTTACCTTTATCCATTTTCATGGTGGCACATTGTATGAAGTTTTCCTGAGGTACTACATCACATCTGCCCTCTATTTCTTCTAAACGATTTATTATATGTAATAACTTATTAGGTTCTACTTTTGAATATACCTTTTCCATCGATTAAACTAGTTTTTCTATATGTTTAGGAAGTATACCTTTCTCTTCCATTTCTTTTATAACTTTTGGGTCTATGTCGTGTAATCTATATTTAAAAAGTCCACTACTGTTATTAAAGGTCGACACCCCTTCATTTCTAGGTGATATTACCTTTTCTGTATGTTTAGTACCTAATATATCGTACCCATCATTCCTACTAATTATGTTACCATAATTTTCTACATCCCACGGGGTCATATTGGGTTTTTTTAAAATTCTTAGAAGATAATCCTTATTCCATATAGACAATGGAAAAGACGCTCTCCATTTAGCATTTTGTCCTCTAACATAAATTTTTAACCCATCAAGGTCTTTATATAAAGAGTGGGGTTGTATTACACCTTCAGACATTCTAGTAAAAACATCTGTTAAGTCTACCCTACCTACTTTATCGTGTAATATATTTTCTATTTTGTTTATGGATTCTATATCAGTCTTAGAAGTTAAAAAATTATCTTCCATAGTGTATATAAAAAATTTTTCTTCTAATGAATTAAAATATTTTTTTAAATCATCGGACCAAAATTTTGTGCCCCTATCTTCACCCATACTGTGAAAACTAAAGTTAGATGGTAGTTCAAATGAAGGATGTTTATAACCGATTACTTCTACTTCTTGTTTAGAGGACCAAAATTTATTAAAAAGAAAACAGTAAACTTTTAGAACGTCTTCATATTTGTCTGATGTGGATACAATTAGTTTCATTATTTATTTTATATTAAGTAATTATAAGTTATTATTATCAAACTCGTAATTAAAGAAATTTATGTCTTTTTGGTATATGTCTTTAATAATTTCTATGGATTCTTTATCGTAGTAATCCTTATAGTTTCCCCTATTAGATGTGTTAGTTTTAGGAATATTTACATTTTCATTTATACCTAATTTCCTAAATAGGTTATTTAATTCAGTATCTAAATTTTCCATTTTTAATACAGAATCGACCACAACTTTATCTTCGTCATTTACGATGTATGTATGTTGGTTTTTCCATCCTGGATGAGTAAACTTGTTTGGTTTTTCTTGAAGAAGTCTAACACATTCTTTAAACGTTAAAGAGTGACATAAATCATAATCAGGGTGTTTAGTGTGGTCATCTTTAGAATGCCAATAACTTTTTTCCATTTTAGCAAATTCATAACAGGAAACAACTCTATCCCATGGATTTCTAACAATACTAAATTTGTGATAAGGTCCATTAAATTTTGGGTGTGTACGCCAATCATAGTGACCGTGTGGGTAAAGACTTAACTTGTTTATAAGAGAAGTACCCGCATTTTTGGGTATGTGTATAAATAATATTTTATATTTTTCCGAAACTGCCATTATAAAGTTACTTTTACAATTGTATGGTCTACTTTATTTTCCACACCTACAATTTCATAAATTAAGGTGTTGAGGCCTTCTTCTTTATGGTAATTATTGCCAGGGGTATCTCTAAAATCTCTCATTTTATTTCTATTATTTTCATAATTATCGTGGTGTGGGCCAGCATATCTATGAGGTAAAGATTTATATTTATTCATTCTTTTATGTATTTCAAAACCTTCTTTTACACACCTTAATCTTAAGTCGTCATCTTCACCGCCCCAGCCCCAGTACTCATTACTAAAACCATTAACCTTTTCAAAATCTTCTTTATTAAACATAGTCACACCACCAAATAATTCTTCATAGTGCACCCTCCAACCTAAATGTTCCAAAAGTCTAGCCAAGTGTGTTGGGGTTTCCACATAATCATAATTTGCGTTTTCTATTGGTAATAAGTCTATGTCATGAAAACAAAAATAGTCACATTCTTTTTTAAGAAACTCATAACCCACATTAAGGAGTTTAGCACGATTAAATGGTTTTTCATCGGATTGTTCAACTATGACTATTTTATGATTAATGTTTTTTAAAAACTGTGTCATGTGAGGTATGAACTCAGCTAAATGAGATTCTCTATCTCTATATGGTACTACAATGCCTAATACTTTTTCCATTATTTTATTATTTTATATGCCGGACGCAATTGACTGTGTCCTAGATAATTTATTTCTTTGAAGTTAAACGGTTTAAATACGTTATCGTAAAATTCAGGTGTGTCTATTTCAGCAGCTCCATTACCTTCGAAGTACATACCCTCTTTAGTGTTTTTTACTATATAAGTAAAACTTTTATTTACATCTATGATTTCTTTAGTTCTATAAATTGCTTGATAAATGGTCCAGTCCCATTCCTTAACGGTATCTTCGACATCTTTTTCAAAAGTATCTAAATTAAAGTCTATCGTATTGTTCACAATATCTAAACCTAATATTTCTGAAATTTTAGCTCCAGTATTAATTACACATTCTTGATAATCAAAATTGTATATTTTCTTAGCTCCGTTAAAGTAGGCCTCAATTGCTGCTTGCCCTAGATTACCCCCAAAATCCACAACTACTTTATCTTTTAAATTACTAAAATCATAAATTTCTGTATATCTAGGTTCTTGAACTCTTTGGCCTTTAAGTCCGACTTCTTTTATTTCTTGGTACCTAGGGAACCATGTACACGTAGACCCAAATGAATTAATAACTTCTTTATCCATAGTTCTTAAGTATTTCTTTAAATCCATACGTCTTACTATAACATAACAATCTAGTTCTGTTTTACCAGCTTCCAAAGCTGACATTACGCGATGCATACCATCTACTTGATATAAAAATTCTGGGACATCTGTAAACATATAATCCTTTAAAACTCCAGGGTGAGTAAGGATTATAGGGGTAAAAACATCCCCATTGATAAAGTTATCTTTATATTTAGAGTATTCGGAAAATAACGGGTCATTCCTCCAAGAGTCTTTATCTTTAAAAGATATTTTAGCTTTAGTTTTAATCACCGCTAATTTATTTAATTTAATGTCCGGTTTAACTTTTCTTTTGAATTGCCTTTCTGAAATTATTCTAAATAAATCAAAAATAGATATGTCTTCTTTATTAAAGTAGTCTTCCAGGGTCCCAACAGCTGGTAACACGTTTCCTTTAATAGTTAAATCACATTCTAAATTAACATATTTTTCTAGGTTATTAAATTGTTGTTGTTTTAAAACTGTTTCTGGTTGTGAAAATAAGGTTTGATTAATTTTGTACATTTAAATTAAATTTTTTTTGTTCTTTTACAATATCGTAAAATTTATCTGGAGCTCCCCCCATTAAAGCTTGTTTCCCATAAGACCAATCATTATAATAATTAACTATTTTGTCTATATTTTTAAAATTAGGTGAAGCTGAAGAATTTGTCAACTTTACTTTAATATCTTTTCTAACATAGCTCATGTGATGCATTTCAACCTCTTCCCTAGTAAAAATTTTACATTTACCAGGTTCCATTCTTCTAGTTGGGTCAACTAAAACCGGAAATGGACAACCCATAACATATTGTTTACCTCTTTTTATTTTAAAAATTAAAGAGACATAATATTCTTCTTTGGGTTCTAGTCTATAAATGGGTTCTTTATAGTATGTTGTCATTTGACAAGCTGAAGAATCTAAATCTTCAATTAACATTGTTTCTTTTAAATACTGTAATTGTTTTTCAGTGTAAAATTCATCAGAGTCCATGGCCATGTGGTGTGTACACCCATTACCTTCAGATAGAAATAAACCTATATTTCTTTTAGTTATTTCATTAGTATGGCCACCACTATTTAATTGTGGTTTATATTTGTACAATTCATCTATTAAACCGTCAGATTTTAATTTTTTTAGTAGTGGTACTAAACCTTCATTACACCGATTACCGAAGTTAGAAATTTCTTGGTAGACAACTGAAATATAATCTACTTTATTTCTTATACTTTTTATAGATTCTTCTAAAAGTTCTTCTCCGTCAAAAATATTATAACTAATACCTAGTTTCATGTTATGTTAATTGTTCTTTAAATTTATGGTGAATTAAATGTCTAAGTTGTAAAACACTAATGTTAGAAAAATAATTATAACATTTTTTATTATTTATTATGGTTGGCATTAACCTATTGACATAATCTTCACTTTCTTTTTTTAATTTGTTAGGGTCTTTTTTTCTGGTTTGACTTTCGTAATGGTATGCTACACTTTCACCTAAAAAATAATTTTTTAAGTTTTTATTTAAACATTTTATATTCAATTCTACATCTTCAAAACATTCAGTGTAGTTTTCATTAAAACCATTTAAAGATTTAAATGTGTTTTTTCTAATCATCATGAAGGCTGCTGTATTGCCGAAAACCTCTTTTGTATGTTGGTGATAATTAAAATAAGAACCAAGACCGTGGTGAGTTATCCTAATGTTGTGTTGTTGGTCTACAAAAGCCATAACTCCAGAATGCTGTATAGTACCATCCCCAAAATGTAATCTTATTCCTACTGTACCAGTATTTTTTTTGGTATTAAAAACATTAACCATCTGGGATATACCATTATTAAGTAATTTTATGTCATTGTTAGAAAATAATATTAATTCAGTATCGTCATCTATATGGTTTTTAACCACATCATTATTAATTTTAGCAAAATTATAATAATCGTATTCTATTACTCTGGTGTCTCTGTTTCTGTCAGTTTTTTTATTATAACCATTTATTAATTTATGTATCTTATTTTTTTCATCTTTAGATGAACCTGTGTCGGCAATATATACAACCATATTTTCGTAGTCGTCATTGTCCCATAATGAGTTTATACAATTAGTTAGTAACTCTATATTGCCTTTGGTGGGTATAATGACACCTACTTTAGGGTTCTTTTTTAATTTAATATTTTTATTTTTTGAAAAAATTTGTGGTATTAAATTAATGGGTAAATCATACGTGTATTTTTTAACAAATTGTTTTCTATTTTTTTCCCACTCTTCGTTGGTCATCCCTATAGATTTGTGGGTAATTCTTATATTTGAAATGACTCCAACCTTAACACCCGATAGGTGGTTAGAAATACAAAAATCTATTTCATAAAAATGAAAACCTTTAAATTCTTTAGAAAATTCATTTTTAATTCTTGATTTGTCAATAGCAAAAAATAACCCATCGACTAGAATTGACTGTAATATAGAATCACCAAAACTAGGGCAATATATACTATCCCAAGACTTACCTTCATGAGAATGTCTTACCTGTCCCATCATTTTTTGTGGTTCCTCCCACCATTTACCTGTTGATGGCATATTAGTCGTACCTGCCACCCCCAAAATACCAAAATCGGTATTTTTAAAATGGTTTAATAATTTTTTTCCCCAGTTTTTAGTATTGAAGATAATGTCATCATGACAAAAAACCACAATTTCATTTTTACTTTCACATAGTCCTTTATTATAAAATTTAGTAAGTGGTTCTCCTTTGTTAATGTACTGAATAATTTCTATATCTTTTACACCACAAGTTTTTTTTATGTGTTCAATATGTGAAGGATAATCTTCTTTAGTACAATAAATTACACTTATCATTACATATAAGATTTAATAGTTTCTACTATGCCTAGTGAAAAATTTATTTCTGGTTTCCACCTAAGTTTGGTGTATATTTTATCATAATTTATAGAATATCTTAGGTCGTGACCTGACCTATCTTTAACAAATGATATTAATCTTGCTCCAGTACCAGGAACAAAACCTTTTAAAGTATCATAATTTCTACATATCAATTTAACAAGTTCTAAATTAGAAAATTCATTACCACCACCAACATTATAATGTTCACCCATTTTTCCAGTATGGTAAACTAAATCTAAAGCTTTTACATGGTCATCTACATGTATCCAGTCACGTATATTTTCTCCATTACCGTATATTGGTATTTGTATATTTTCTTTAAGGCATTTTATAGTTTTAGGTATTAATTTTTCTGGGTGTTGGTGGGAACCATAATTATTTGAACAGTGTGTTATTGACGCATTTAATCCATAAGTGTTCACAAAAGAATCAATTAATAAATCTGCAGAGGCTTTAGAAGCAGCATACGGTGACTGAGGTTTAAAAGGGGTGAATTCATAAAAAGTTCTACCATCATTAAACTGTAGGGAACCATATACTTCATCGGTAGAGACCTGTAAAAATCTACTTTTATACTTTACAGCATTTTTTATTAGATTACACGTTCCTATTATATTAGTATTTAAAAAAATATTAGGTTCCTCTATGGAATTATCAACATGTGTTTCAGCGGCTAAATTTATAACACCGTCAAATTTGTACAATTCATATATGGAATCCATAAACCTAGTAAGACTAATGTCCATTTTGTGAAAAGTAATTTTATCTTCTACAGATTTTAAATTTTCTAAATTACCAGCATAGGTTAGAGAATCTATTACGTGAATTTCATAATGTGGGTACTTTTCTACCATGAATTTAACTAAATGTGAACCTATGAAGCCAGCCCCTCCAGTTATGAGTATAGTATTTTTTTGCATTTTATTTTATTTTTTTCCAGTACTACCGAATCCAGAGTCTTGCCGATTACTATCGTTTAAAGATTCAACAGATTTTAATTCACCCCACACATTATCTAAAACCGAAGAAATGACACCTTGAGCTATCCTATCACCGTTTTCAACAATAAAATCTTCTTCTCCTAAGTTTATTAATATAATTTTTATTTCACCCCTGTAATTACTATCTACAGTTCCTGGAGTGTTTAAAACTGTAATTCCATATTTGGCAGCTAATCCACTACGAGGTCTTACTTGTAATTCATAACCTCTCGGCACTTCAAAGTAAAGGCCTGTCGGAATGATTTTACGACCACCACTTTTAACTGTTATTTTTTCTTCTTTAAGGTCAGCTCTAAAATCAAATCCACTATCTCCTTCATAAAAATAAGAAGGGTCTACGTTATTACTTTTGTTAATAAATTTTACTTGTACTTTAGGTTTTTTAAAAGTATGTGAATCGTCTATTTTTAAATTCTCTAAGTCTTCTAAATCTATTCCCCACTGTTCTTTTAAAGTAGGTGTCTCCTCATTAGATTTATTAAGTTCTGAGGTTAGTTCTTTTAATTTATCTAATTGACCTATTACATTTTTAAGGTCTTCATATTTTTTTAACATTTTGTAATTTTTTTAACTAACTTTATTGTGGCAGTAACATCATTTTCACAATAAGTTTTTATTTTATTTATATCTTTTTTTTCACTATAATAAAATTGGTGTAATAGGTCCCCCTTTAAATCTCCACCTTTAGGTGAATTAATTCCCAACGAAGCACAAATTAGGTCTAATGAAGATAATCCGATATAAGAATTGAATCCCCAAACCTCTTTAGTGTCAACTACCTTAGTCTCCCAAGGTTTATCGTTGTAAGTAGGTAAAATTTTAGGTAAAGTTATTCCATGTACTAACATTTTTTTTCCTATGTACGGTAAATCAAAGTTTTTTATATTATGTCCACAAATTTTAAATCCTAATTTGTCGACCCTGTTAAATAACTCACAAATGTTACTTAGAATGTCCTTTTCATCACCAACAAAACTATCTAATTTAATTTGACCATTAGGTGTTATAAACCCCACAGACGCACAAACTATTTTACCAAACTCAGGAAGTAAAGCTGCTTTTTTAATAAACATTTCACTGCTGTATAGGTCTTCGTTTGCGTACCTTCTTCTACAGTAATCGTATCCAGTTTCGTCCCACATTTTACTTAAATGTGGAAACTTAATATGTAAAGAATCTAAATCTTCTTCGATACCAACAGTTTCGATATCTAAAAATAAAAGTTTATTTATATCACTAATCATTACTTATAATATTGTGGTGTGAGTGTTGGGTGTAAAATGTCTTCATATGGTGCTTTTATTAAAGATACTATTTCAGAATCTCTAGTGTCTTCAGCAAGATATTTACTTACTCTTGTAGTGGCTTCATAAACAGATTCTGCCTCTACAATATATTTAAATTTTTTAACTTTAGGATTTCCATTACCGTCTAAAGCTCCGGTTTCAAATGCTACAATTGCTTGATAATACATGTTTTTTGTTTTTTAATGTGATTTTATTATTTCTTTATATAATTCGGCTCGGTCTTCCGTAACCTTTTTTATGTGGTACTTCTGTACCGCCTCATATAATCTTTCCCCCAAGTCAGTCATTAAATTAGGGTTATCGACTAATCTTTTAATATGTTGGTACCATTGTTTGTGGTTTCTATTTTCATCGACTAATAATGAATTTCCAGTACTATTAAAGGTACCCCCTCTTTCATAAGCGTTTACACAATCTATTTGGTATGGCCCATAATTTTGTGCTATCAAAGCTTTTTTATGGAATCCCGCTTCTATTACTTTAAGTTGGGATTTAACTTGATTAAATAAATGTGGTTTTAAAGGAGCTAAACTAATGTCAAATTTATTATAGTTACTAGCATAGGTTGTAATTGGTTTAGTCCATACTCTACGGTATGGTGTGTTACTATCACCATACTCAACACCAAAATCAAATTTGTATAATTCTTTTTTTTGTTTTTCGTCTACTATACGATAGTTACCTGTGAAAATTTGTTCATATTGGTACCATACTGATTCCATCGGTTTTATAGGTCTAGTTCGTTCTTGTTTGGTTTGTGGATTTAATTCAGTGATGGTACCTCTAGTGTCAAAACCACACAATACAAATTGTATACTATCTTTTATTGAGTGTAATCTGTCCACCATACCATTTAATATTTGTAAATCTGCTAGATGAGATGAACCACCCAACCAACCTATCCTTACACGGTCACTTTTTTCTGGATTAGGGGTAAACTGTTTTTCACTAGGGTCTACAGCGTTAGGTAAAACAAATACTTTTTTACATTGTTTTAAAATTTCTTTTTTAAATAATGGTGTGGTGGTAGTGACGTACTCAGCTACCTTAAGATTATTCATAATTAATTTATCCATACCTTTATTTCGTATTAACATATAGGCGGGATGTTCTGGATTTGGTAACCAGTAATCGTCTATATCCATAATAGCTGGGATACCTAGTTTTTTAATTTTAGGTGCTATCTGTTGTGAAAGTTCGTAGTTGGGGTGTAATGTTCTGTGATAGTGAATTAAATCATATTTTTTTAAAAAATTTTCATCATTTAATTTAGGTTCATAATCAATGTCAACCCAAAAGTCATCTGGATATAGTTTTTGAAGATATAGGTGTGGGTCTACTGACCTGAATTTAGAAACCCCTGTTCTATCACTAGGAATAACTAATACTTTGTATTTTGCCATAATTTTAATATAGTTAATGTAGAAAAAAGATACACACTTTTATAGAAATAGTCAAACAAAAAAAGAGAGGACTTACCTCTCTTTAATACTTAATTCTATATTTTATATTAAAACTATTTAATTGTTTTTATACTTTTGATACTCCCAGTAAATACTTTATTACCAACACGTAACTGTAAATTTTCTTTAATATTTTTAGACTCCAATAAAACTTTTTCTTCTTTTATAATTTCTTTAATACATTCTTTTATTGTTTCTTTTAAATAATTTTTATCTAAGTCAGAACCACCTAATGTAGGAATTGGGTCTGAAGATTTTTCACTTGGTGTTGTAAAGAGTGGTAATTCATTTGTATTATTAGATACATTACTGTTCGCTTTATTTCTCATGTTACTTACACTATACTCTGGAGAATTCATTTTTTCACTAACTTTATCCATAAAAGACTCAGATAGGTTAGGTGCTGGTACTGGGTCTGGTATGGGGTTTTGTATCATAGCTTTTTTTATTGCGTCAGGTAAACCAGACTTCATAATAGCTTCTTTACTCATATTAGCTTTAGGGTTCATGTTTGGTTGTCTAGGGGTTGACGTTCCAATATTTGGAAGTTGAGCTTCTTGTAAATTATTTGTTGTGGTTTGAGGTGCTGACATTTTTCGTTTATCCCCACTTGTATTCATAGCACTATGGTCCATAAATTTTTTTGCGTTCAATAGACTTTGTTCTAAATTTTTCATTTAATTAAAATTTTGCGTTCCCCCATACTTGATTCATACTTTTATCTCCGTTAGGGTTATAATTTGGTCTAGCCTCATTAAAACCGTCCATTGTTGGTTGCCAGTTTCTTATTCGGTCTAATCTAAAAAATTTCCATCCAGGTACTTCGGTATCAGTAACACCCTCAGTTTGCCAAGCTCTTAAAACTGGGTTATTCCTTTTAGTGGTCCCTGCACATACAGGTTCTATTGTTCTCCACCCAGGATTATTAACGGTATCACCTTCGTAATATATGGTCGTAATTTTTTTATTTTTTATAGCGTTCAGAACTTCATCTCTGTTTGCTACTTCCAATATAACCGCACGAAGGGAGTTGTAAAGTTTCATAATTAAAAAACTTAAGAAGTTAAATTAATTGTATTAGGTCCCACAGCGTTATCATCAGGTACACTGTAACCGTTACCTGAGTTATAAGCGTTAGTTTTTATATTATCTTTCCTAGTTAAGATATCAGTTTTAGTCCCAGTTTCTTGGTCTCGTATACCTAAAAATACAGTAGTACCTCGTCCTTTATCGTCACCATCACTTAACGCGTTTGGGTGTTGTGGACCATAGTTATCCGCTTTAGGGCTGTATAAATTTTTAGGAAAAAGTTTATCTCTTTCCGCTTTAGCAAATTCACTTAATTTTGCTCCTGGTTGTTGTTGTTGTTCTCCTGCCATAATTTTTTATTTTATAAATATTTTATTTAAGTTTATTTTATAGTTCTAAACCAAGATTTAATAACATAAATCTAAATTTAGAACAATTTTCTGTGTAACAAGGACAAATCTTAAATTCAAAAACAGTTAGTTTTCCTAATCTTAAAGTTAAGCTATATTTGTTTTTTTTGTTCCCACTTTTCCATGAGTTAATCCAATTAATTTTCATTTTTAATAATTTATAAGTCGATTTATTTTATTTATAGATTCTCTTAAAGTATTTGCTTTATCTACTTTAGGTACACTAACTTGTGTTGGGTTCGTGTTACCATCTTTTTCATGTTCATCATAATGGGTATTCATCATACCACCATCCATTTTAGTTTTTCTTCCTGTCGAAGCGGTATCCCTAAGTTGCTTCTCCAACTCGTAAAACACTTTTTTTCCGTAATCACCTCCAGTTAAGTTATATGATGGAGTACCTTTTTCCTCATTTCTAAAAAAGTTATTAATTTTTTTTAATAACTCCATACTAATAACAGGACTTTTAATAATATTAATAGCCCTTTCATAACCTTCAGTATTTTTAGGACCATTAAAATCTTGCACCGCACTTGCAATATGTTTAACACATTTCTTTGGTACTTTAATTTGGTGTCCTTTTAAGTGTTTATCGGGCATTTTATATATTATTTAATACTTGTTGGGGTGAAACACCTTGAGCGTCACAAGCTCTTTTAAATCTAGAAGCCATTTTGTCCAAAACAGGATTAGATTTTTGCATGTCATGTAGTTCCATTTCTTTAGAATCTATATTCATTTTATCATTATCTGGCTTAGCCACCAACATTTCTATCATATCCCTCATTTTCTTATTGGACAATTCCACTATTCTTTGTTTAGTTCCGTGTAAAGCGTCTTCAGACCCCTTTACCTTTTTACCGTATTCACCACTTGCTTTTTCAATAGCCTTATGTGGACTTAAACCATGTTCATCCTCAAAATAATCCAAAGTCTCTTGACCAGTCATTAAATCTATTTCTTCATTATCCCCTAAAGCGGCTCCTTGGTAGGCCTCACCCCAATACCTTTTATAATAATAACCAAATCCGTTACCTTTTTGATGTGCGGTTTTAACCATATCATCACTTGTACTCCTACTAACTTTATTAGTTTTATTAATACCTAAAGGAATTTTTGAATTAAGCATTGAGCCGTCAAAATCAACTAATTCAGACAATTCTTCTTCTGTTTTACCCTCTAATTGACTGTTTTCCCACATTTCATGTTCTTCACCGGGATGCATTTCTTCACAACTTTTACCTTTATGTTCTAATCTATTCATAGTTTCTTTTTATCTATAAATATTAATGCATTCATTAAATATTTATTTATGTATGGGACCACAGAATTTAAATA